CGCAGACCCATGTTTACCAAACTCAGTGCTACCATTTGATATTCCACAGGCAACACAAAGCCATAACTGGCCTGTGCTATCACGGCCACACCTGCTATGATGTTGGCCCAAAATGTTTTGCTGTAGTACCATTTCTTGCCGGTGATTTGACCCTCTAGTACTTCACTCACTGCTGAAGTGAGATTCTCGTTCATTTCTGGTTTCTTAGTTGCCATAGTTTTCTCCTTGTTGTTATCGTTCTGGGAATGGTGGGATTACCGGTGCGGGCTTGCCCCCAAATCCTGTGGTGACTTCAGCCGCTGGCGCTCCAAATCCTGTACTGCTACCAAAGCCTGCTGTTGGTGTGCCGCCCAGGGGTTGTGAGCCAAAACTGTTGGTGACTGGCGCTGGGTTTGCTGTAGGTAAGCCAAATGCTGAACTGCCGCTTGATGGTGTGGTTGTGCCTGCTCCGCCATTGTTTGCTCCTGCTAGTTTTTCTTGTGTGCGACCCATGGCCGCAATACCCAACACAGCACCCATGGCAATGTGGAATAGTCCAGCGCCTTGAAGTGTGAGAGGTTGCCATTGTGTGATTGGTTGTTTTGTGACTGTTTGTAACAAACTCCACAAGATAGGAAATAAAATAAAGTCAGTCATACATGTCAACATGTACATCCAACCCATGGCCGGTCTCCACTTGGAGTTCATCCAGTCTTCTTTTTTCTTTTCTGACTCTGATATCGGTTTTTGTTCTTCTGCCATGTCTGCCCCTTTTTAATATTTATTACAATCCATATCTGCTTTTTACCGCATTATAATTTTGTGCGATTTCGATGGTGGATAACGCACGATTGTACACCAACACTTGTGAAATTCTTGCTGTGGCAAATTCACTGGCAATAGGGTCTCCGCCCACATAAAATGGCATGGCACTGGGTGATAAATCTGGTTGGTCAGCGTCTCTCAAGCCCACTTGTGTGCCATTCACATACATCTTCATGTTGGCTGTGCCGGCCTGTGTTCCATCGTAAATCACACATATATTCTGCCAGACGTTGAGCGTGAACAATTGGAATATTTCTGCAGGATACATTTCAAATTTTTGAGTGGTCAATTTGTAAAACTGGAGTGGTGTGGTTCCTCTATAGCCCATGAGAACATAACCGTCTTGATTTGCTGTTGGATAGGTCCAGATGTTCCAGGTAAATGCAGTGGCCGCTGTCTGCACCGGCGTTTGATAGGTAAAACTGGTTCTTTGTGATCCAGCACTTCCAAAACTAAAATAACTTGCATCTCCGGCAGATGTAAATGTGGGACTATTGACCAATGTTCCGTTGTTGCCATTACCACTCAAATCAGTCCAGGCAGTGCCTGAGCCGGGGTAACTGGCGGTCTGTCCAGCGTCAATATACACTTGTAACCCTGTGGTGACCACACTGAGACTGCTTATTGTGATTCCTGGACCAATGGTGATTCCTGGACCTATTGTTGGCATGGTTTATCCACCCAGTACGTGTAATGCATGTTCTGTGTGGCTGATGCGATCATCCAGACCAATATAGCCACCATTGATGGCACGTGTGAGTCCTTTGACATCATTTGCATCAGCAAAACGATTTAAATTGTTTTGTTCCCAGAACCAACAGGCACTCTGTGCGGCGCCTTCAAATGTTGCCAAGTATTCACTCGCTTCTTCCACTGTGATACCTAGACTTCCTGCAAAGAATGTGTAGTTGTCTCGGCCCGTTAGTTGTATAAGTCCGCGTCCACAGTATCTATAACCATCACCTGACGCTTCGGGACCGTTGCCCATTCTTGATGCATAGATTCTGTTGGCAATCTGTTCGGGCTTGTTGGCATACTGCGCTGCCAATTCTGCTGTGGCAAAATACTTGCCGAAAATCTTTTGTAGGCTTGCGGCCTTGTAGTTGAGATTTTCTCGGATGAAAACAAAATTTCCTGACTCGTGAGCGCATTGTGCTATGAAATGTGCAACTCTTAATGGAGTGTTGATATCATAATCATCCAGCAATTGTTCTAGTACAGCATACCAGTGATCAATATGCGGATTCTTGACCATTTGTTTTAATTGGTCTAGTGTCAAGATTGTGCTCATTATTTTCCAGCCTTTTCATGTATAATTTTTTGTATTGCATACCATTCCTGCCAGGCATCTGCTTTGACAGCACACTCATAGTAGGTACCGTAGTTCACTGTCACAGTGGTAGTAACGTCGCTTAACTTTGCATCGTCTTTTAGTTTCTGTAGAGCAGGACATGCAGTTGTTGCGCCCTTACTGGGAGGCTCAGGAAACCGTGCCACAACAGGTACTACTGTTGAGCATCCTGACAACAACAAAGCAAGTATTACAGCGTATTTCATTTTAGCAGTTCCAACGACGTCGTGCTTTGCAAATGGCCTTGTCCGGCGTCTTGGCGCAACTGATGCTGTGCATCTTCATTTGACCACGACTGCGTGAGCAATAACTCTTACGGCGCTTGGAGGCTTTGGAGCCCTTCTTTAATTTTGAGGGTTTGGTAGTCACAGCAGTCTTTAGTTTAGATCCAGGATGTTCACGACGATAAGAGTTCACAGCCTTTTGACTCATGCCATCTGTCTTGTCCTTTTTATTGGCCTTTTGCCAGGCTTCTGACTCCATGATGGGTTGGGATGTCACAGCAAACACATACAGTTCATCTTCAGTCAATGTTTCTAGGTCTTCCCATAAGACTTCGGCATCTACGCCATTATGTTCAGCAATTGTTTCGATGATACTCTCAATGAGATCAAATTCTTCGTTTAGTTCTGCACTTTCATTGGGCACACAGTTGCGCACCGGTCCGCCATTCTTGCCTTTCTTTGTACCTTCAGCATGTTTGCCGGGCCAGCAACGTGTATATCCGTTTGAGTCTTTCTGGCCCTTCCGAATCTCCATAACGTTGCCATGGGTTTCACACATGCCACAATCTTCACACACCATTTCCATTTCAACTGATTCGTTGTGTTTTTTCTTGCCGGCACAATGTGCTCGCTGGCTGAAGCCTCGAGGGTGCGAGCAGTTGATACTGCTCTTGTACTTTTGACTCCACTTTTCAGTTATAAATTCATTTGCTTTCATAGTTGCTTTCCTGTTGCCCATGCAATGGCACGATTCATTTGATCCTCGGCCACTTTCTGATCTTGAAAATGCCCTGCATCTTTCATTTTCTGGAAAATAGCCTCTTTGTCTATTTTCCAGGCTGGTTGATTTGCTGGTTCTTGTGTGACGTTTGGTGTTGCGGCAGGCGCAGGCTCGGATGCAGGAGCCTGTTGTGGTGGGGGTTCAGGTGTCTGCACCTGTTGTCCCACTGGCGCTGGAGTTGGTATGTTTTTGACTGCCCCAGCAGTTTTGAGTTGGTCAATATCTTGTGTTATACCGGGAATGGTCTGTGATTCTATGTCCCACAATGTGGCATCAGTTTCTTGATAACTGTCTTTGAGATCATTGAGTTCTTGTTCAAGATCTGTTTCAACTTGTTTCAGTCGTTCAATATCTTGACGCATCTGCGTGACCATGTCCACACGGGTGTCACTGGCAGCCTGCGCATTTTTTACTTGTTGCACAAGGTCTTTTATTGTGCTGTCATCTGCAATGCTTGAGGTTTGTATTTGAGCAATAGTAGATTCTAGTTCTGCTAGTCTTGCCACTGGCACACTCTTTTCGCCCAGTTCTTTTATTTGCTTTTCTAATTCCTCAGCGGCCTTTTTGTTCACACCAGGCATGTTGCGCACCTGTTGTAATTGTCCGGTCAATTGCTTGATTTGTTCTGTGCTGGCCTGTTCACGTTCAGCATACTGTTGTCCCAGTTGTGACACAGTGGCCTTTTGTTCGTCGCCTGCCGCACGCTCACGGTCCAGTTCCGTGCGATGCATGCCCAGTTCTTGTTTGCTGAGTTCATCTGACTTCATGGCTTGATCAATTCGCTGTTCAGCCGCGTCTAGTTCAGCACCCAGTGCTTGATTTTGTTGTTGTTGCTTCTTTAGTTCTTTAAACAGGGCCAAGGGAATTTGTTGTGAATCAGGAACGCCGCCCACTCTGTTGGCACGGGTAAATGCCAGCATCTGTTGGTAGTCACCTGAGTCGTCACTGGCTTCTGACAATATATCTGTTATTTTCATTTCTTGGGTGCCTCTGCGGCCGTGTTGTGCGCTCGAACGAATGGTTCAGGAATTGCGCAACCAGCATCGTATTTAACAACTTCACGGTCTACATATTGTCGGATGTATGTTGTACGCTGACGTACTGCGGCTATTTGTTTTTGTGTCTTTTGTTCAATTGCTTGATTGGCTTCAGCACTGGCCTTTTCAGACAGGGCTAGTTTTGCTTCTACTGCTGCCACACGCTCACGCCATTCTTGTTCTACAGCAAGCCCGCCGCGAAAGTAAACACCCAGCACTAGCAGTGCAATACCGGCCAATTTGAACGCCAGTTGATAGGGCCACAATACAGCGACTCGATGCGCAATCCAGCCGGCCACAGTGGCTGCCACGCCTGCTAGGAGTAGTAGGTTACAAAACCATAAGATAAAGGCGTCAGGAAGAAAATGTAAAATCCACATCCTGTATTTAGCAGGTGAACTCTTTAACAGTTAATAGCCAGCCTTGGCTATTTCTGCACCCTTGTTGAAACTGTTTGACCATGACGCTGTGCTGACACCACCACGTGCTTTTGACCATTTATAACCAGCACGGTGTCCTGAGCAGTCTTTGGTACAAGGACTCATGCCCATGAATGTGAGTTCTTTCAGCCGCTTCATTCGCTTTTTTTCAGTGACGAATTCTTGGGCTCTCATGGGTTTAGTTTCAGGCCCAGGCCCATTGATATAACTGGCTGTGGCAGGCGTGTGACGGCCTGCTGTGGGGGCATGGGCGGTGGTATTTGTGGGTTGGGTGCTACCGGTCCTGCTGAGCCTTGAAGCACAGGAACAGGGCGACCGGTGGCTGTGCGTCTTGTCATTTTTTTGGTTGCACCGCTGTGGGCATGTTTCGATACACACGCTTGTTGGGATCGTATTGTGTCTTTAATGGACCAGCACCGGCCAATTTTTTCAAACGCAAAACCATTTGTTGGTAATCATCACCGTAGTCAGCTTCCTTTTCATCACGGCCCTGAGATCTGAGTGTTTTCAATGGAATGGCTTCTGCTACCCCTGCTTGTTTTTCAGTATTGTTGGCCATTTGCTGTTTGAAGTTGTCAACTGCGCCACCTGGTTCAACGGACCCGGGCGTGGTTGTGACAGGAGCACCTTCAGTGGCTTTTTTGGGCAATGACTTATAATCTTGACCCTTATCGGCCCGATTAAACTCTCGTGCCACTGATGGTTTAATACCAACCTTTTTTGCAAATTTGGGATCATGTGCAGCCGCTGCCATTGTGCGGAACTGTGCTTGGCTTGTTGACTTTTCATTCAAGTCACCCTCCGCTACGCCCTGAGATACTCTGTATCTTTGTCCAGGAGCATCATCCTTTGACCATCCAATGTCTTTAACAATTTCAAACCAGGCTTGGCCACCTGCATCTTTATACTTGAATAGATACTCCGGCGGTAATGTCTGTACAACATCTACTAGTCGAAGAAAGTCATCAACAGTATCAACTATACGATTTCTTTTTAGTATGCTATATCCTTGATTCTCGCTGGCGTGTAAGTTGGCGGCGGCTATTTCTTTTGCATCGTCTCCTACTAAAGATCCAAAAGGCATTGCACCTACTTTATCTGAATCATAGTGTGGCATTTGTCCATTACGTAATGCTGTTAATGCTGATTTAACTATTCTAGTTAATGGGTTAGCGGGACTACCAAAATGTTTATGTTCCAATTGACTTAGTTGTTGTGCTAGAGCAGGTCTTTGACTTGCATGGGCTTTATATAATTTTTTATTAACTTCTTTTGCCCAATCTTCTAAATCTTGCGATTCTTCTCTCCAGCCTTCCGCCACACCTTCCACTAAATCTTCTGCGGCCCAGGATGTATAACTACGACCATGTTCGTCACCAGCACGTACCACAAACACACCACCGTTGTCGTAGCCGCCTTCGTCCTCGCCAATTTCCCAGCCCATTTTTGCAAGAGCACGTTCAATTTGCTGTTGTGTTGCATCATCACCGTTCCACCACATTTGAGCGTATTTGCGTAGCACATCGTCTTCGCCGCTGTCACCATCATCGGCTGCAAATTCCGTTAGATCTTTAGGAAATGCGCCTTCAATATACCATTCAACGTCATCGTCATTTACTCGAACATTGAGAACTTGTACATTATGACCTTGACGTTTTAACCAGCGTTGTGCCTGTTGGATCATGTACGCTTTTGGTACTTCTGAATCAGGCACGCCAATGTTTGCACCGCTGATGTCCATGTCTTGCCACCAGCCATCACCCACTAGGTCGGTCATTTGATCATCTGTGTACCAGCGTCCTGAATCACCATCGGCTGCAAATTCATTAAGGCCTTCACTCAGATCCTCATCTGAAAAGGCCATAAAATCATATGGTCCCCATTTTTGGCCTGTGCGACTGTCTATGGTGTCATCGTGATCACCGTATTCGTAATAGTCATCACTGTAGATTTCCACACCGTCAAAGTCTGCGTTGTAATCAATATGCAGTTTGCGTGTTTTGCCATCGGGACACACAATGCCACGATTCAGTAAACGTTCAACATCTTGTTGACTCTTGATGCCTTTTTGCAGACTGCCTGTGTCAAAGGTACCATTGTACCAAGCACTTGCTAGTGCTTGAAAGTAGTTGCCTGAACCACCGCCACCTGAGGGTGCAAATTCTACCAGTATGTCATTTATCTTCATTATCGTATCCCCGCCATTGATTGCAATGATTTGACATCATCGGGCAATTTTTCGTGAATCCGTTTGGGTGTAATGCCTGCCGCTGTGCGCACTTCATTCAGATCATCTTCGTGTGTGGCTCTGTAGGCATCGGGAGTTAATGGAACCAGTTCAGCAAAGGTCTTTTCAGACCATTCGTGATCTCGACCATTGTATTTCATGCGCCATTCTTCTGGGGCAAATTCTGTAAGTGTTGACAAATCATCCAGTAGCGTTTGCACATGCTGTGCGGCACTACGACGTCGACGCAGTTCAAGATACACTAGATAACGGCTGGGTTTGATTTCACCAGGTGAACGATCAGCGTCCAACACAAAATCATAGCCCTTTTCGAACCAACCCACTAGATCTTTGGCAGCCGACAAATCACGCACAAAGAAACTCAGCACAATGATATCATCGTCATCACCCATTTTGGCCGCAAATTCGTCCACGTGAATAGTGGGCTTCATCATGCCCTCTAGGTCTTTATATTGCAGACCCTCAGACAGCAGGGCCGGTAGCGGCTGGCTGCTGTTGAAGGGATTGTTGAGCGGCTTTGGCTTGTTCATCGCTTTGATTTTCCTCTTTGTCCAAATCGTTTTCGTAGGCCTGATCTAATTCATCTAGATCAATGTCCTGATCTTCCATTTCGATTGATCCTGTGCGGATGTCATTCATCAAGGCCTTGGGCATGGTGATTGTGACCAGCCACACGTCTTTAGTGACCAATTTGGCCTTTTTGGTGCCCGGACGATAATCCGACGGATCTGTGATCTTAATGGGAATCTTTATTTCTTTGCGCTGATATTCAACTTCGCAGTCAAATGCTAATAATCTGCGTCCACCACGGGGATCGGGCATCATTCGCAAAGGCCACATAAACGTACAAGTCACACGGTACTTGCCAATTTCGGGACCGTCCACAAGTTCCCCAATTTCCCAGTTCTTGAATGCGTAGATATCTACTTCGTCCAGCACACGCTCAAAGTCCAGCAGGGTAGTCAAACTGCCCTCGCTCATGTAGATGTCGCGAATGTTGTCGGCTACTTGCCAGTAGTCGGTGTGATCTTTAAATAGATCGCGATCGCGGACGCCATGTCGGTTGTGTGTTTGCATGATAGTTTATTTATGGATACTGCTATTAGTATCCAAATCTTGCCTTGAAGGCCGCGTACTGTGACTGAACTTGCGCCAAAGTCACCACACCATTGTACACTCTGATCATTCCTATGTCAGCAGTTTGCACTTCAGAGCCGGCCGAACGACTAAACAATCTTAGCTGGTTAAACCCACCTCCGCCGGCATTGGTCACAGCAAATGATGTACCGGTTGGCTGAGCACTGGTTGCGGTGTACAGTTGTCCCAGACTTGTGCCAGTATTGAATGTGCCCCATGCAAAATGCCACACAGTGTCCGCACCTGTACTAGGCAAGTTCACTGAGAAGTTGGGATAGAATGCGTTGGGATTACCATTGTAGGCTCCCAACAACCAATCTTTAGTTGCTTCACTGTTAGTGTTCAACAATCTACCAGCCGATGTTGCAGATATTTTGTAGGCCATGAATACACTGTAACTCTGTCCAGTAACATAATTTGGACCAAGTATCATGACATCTGCACCCGAACTAGTGCTTTTTCTAAACACGCCACCATTGGCACTGTTGTAGGTAATAGTAGCGCCTGCATTGGTTGTGGTAATAGCGTAGGTTCCTGTAAAGTCAGTGGTGGCCGCGGCAAGTGTTGGTGCTTGTGCTGTTGTTATCACTGTTCCAGTATTTGTTATTGCAAGCAAGTTTGAGGACATGTCTGTAAACACTGTGGCAGCAAGTGGCAACAACAACTGTGTGCCAGCAATGGCTCTTAGTGTACTTGTTGGTGGAACAAAGCCTGCTGTATAGACTGCTGTGCCTTTAACCATGCGCAAATTGGATATTTGTCCTGTCAGCCAAAGACCACCAATGGCCGTGCCACCTATATTAACATAAGGTGCTGACAAATCCAAACTGTCTGCATAAGTGCCGCCACTGACTCCGCCCACATACAATGTGGTTGTGCCTGAATTTCTGACCACAGCCACGTGCGTCCACGTATTCAGCGTCACTGCAATTGAAGATGTGATTAGTGCCCCTGATGAATAATATATAGGAAAAAGAGTATTGTTGTTGAGCCCAAAAAAAGCACCATCTGTTTCCACTGCTGAATATCCTGTTTCTTGCCCACGAGTGTCTATAAATGCTTGGTAGCCTATGCTGGCAGTGGGTCGTACCCAACATTCCCAGGTAAAGTTACCAGTGCCCATGTTTGTGCCTTCGGCAGCGCCAGTGGCCAGTAAACCAGTGGTGCTTAGACGTTGTGTTGAACCGTCAAAACTGGCACTGGTTGTTATGTTGGAACCAGGCATGGCACCAACTGTGGCGTCCAAATTCATTACCAGCGTGGCTGGTGTCTGGATACTGTAACTGCTCAGCAGTCCGCCCATTATTCCACTCATTATGTCAGTCCTGTTCCGTTGATGTACCAGGTGGTACTGGCCACTTTGACCGCAGTGGCCATGGCGTTGGCAGCCATTGTTCTTGTGCCTGTTGTGCCTGTGCCTGCCAGATACATGGTATCTGTTGTGATAGCAATGCTGGTGGCACTTGAAGCAGGACCAGCAATGAATGTTATGGCAGTTCCAATTGGGAACGCCACTGAACCGTTGGCAGGGATAGTCACAGTCTGGCTGGCGCCTGTGATGTAAACCAGTTTACCAGCATCCACAATGGTCAGTGTACCTGTACCAGTTATGGTACTCACTGGCATACCTATGTAACCCACACCGTTGGCTGGAGTTGCTGTGGTGGGTGCCAGCACGTTGGCCACAATACCTGTGTTGGCTATGACCAACACGTTGGCATTGCCGGCAGTGCTAAACAGTATGTTTGCACTGATAGTAGGAATACTGATGTTACTGGTTCCATTGGCGTGGATACCAATTAAATTGCCACCAGTTATGTTGGCAGTAGCACTTATCAATCCAGCAGTTAGTATGTTGCCGTGTGTGGCATTACCTGTTGAACTCATTATGCCAGCAGTCAAGATGTTACCACCGGCAATGTTGGCCACAGAGGTAATGTTACCTGTTGCTGTGATCAAACCTGCTGTGGCGATGTTACCACCAGTTATGTTAGCAGTGGCCGATACCAATCCACCTGTTAACAAATTACCACCTGTGATGTTGGCAGTAGCAGTAATCAAGCCTGCGGTGGTTATGTTACCACCTACCACGTTTGCGGCACTTGTGATAGTTGATGTTGCTGATATCACACCAGCAGTCAATACATTGCCACCGGTTACATTTGCCGCACTTGTGATTGTTGAAGTTGCACTAATAAGACCAGCAGTCAACAAATTACCACCTGTGATATTGGCAGTAGCACTGATCAATCCAGCAGTTAAGATGTTACCACCTGTGATGTTGGCTGCTGAGGTAATGGTTGATGTTGCTGAAATCAATCCGCCAGTTATGACATTGCCACCTGTGATATTGGCAGTAGCACTGATCAAGCCACCTGTCAGCAAGTTACCGCCAGTGATATTACCACTTGCAACTAAAGTTGTAGGTGCTAGTGTACCAATAATATTTCCGCCATAGATATTACCAGTACCAGAAACAATACCTGATCCAAATAAAACATTACCACCTGTAATGTTGGCAGCACTGGTAATTGTACTTGTTGCGCTGATTAGTCCAGCAGTTAGTACATTACCACCTGTAACGTTGGCCGTCACACTTACCACTGCACCCAAATGACTAGAGCCAGTAATAGTACCAGTTGAACTGATTAATCCACCTGTCAATATGTTACCACCAGTGATATTTGCGGCTGATGTGATTGTGCTTGTGGCACTAACAAACCCACCTGTTAGTACATTACCACCGGTTATGTTGGCAGCACTGGTGATTGTTGAAGTTGCTGATATCAAACCGGCAGTCAATATGTTACCACCTGTGATATTTGCCGCTGAAGTTATAGTTGATGTCGCGGAAACCAAACCAGCAGTCAGGACATTTCCACCTGTGATGTTGGCAGTTACTGACACCACTGAACCTAACAAACTTGAGCCAGTCACAGTACCAGTTGAACTTATTAGGCCACCTGTAAGCAAATTACCACCGTTGACATTGCCAGTGGTGCTAACTGGATTTGAGCCCAAAGCAGCCAGGTTGGCCACCACATTTGAGTTACCATACGTTCCGGTAATACCTGTCAGTTGTGAGCCGTTACCAATAAACACATTACCAGCAATATTGCCAGTGGCTGTGATCACGCCTGCGGTGATGATATTACCACCAGTGACGTTAGCAGTTGCTGATACTACACCACCTGTTAGGACATTACCACCAGTGATGTTGGCAGTAACAGATACAACTGAACCCAAGTGACTTGTGCCAGTAATAGTACCAGTTGAACTGATTAGTCCGCCTGTCAAGATGTTGCCACCTGTGATATTTGCCGCACTGGTGATTGTTGATGTAGCACTTATCAAGCCACTAGTTAGTACATTACCACCTGTGATATTTGCCGCTGAAGTAATGGTTGATGTAGCACTTATCAGTCCACCTGTTAATAGATTGCCACCTGTTATGTTACCTGTTGTACTGACCGGGTTAGTACCCAGGGCAGCCAGGTTGGCTACCACGTTAGCATTGCCATAATTTGCTGGTAATCCAGTCAACTGTGAACCATTACCCAGGATATAACCGCCCGAGATGTTGGCAGTTGTTGTGATATTGCCAGTTCCACTAATAATGTTACTGCCCAAAGTACTCAACAATGTGGTCACATTGGCGTTGCCATATGAAGCCGCAATACCTGTCAGTTGTGATCCGTTACCAATAAAGAAATTACCAGACACATTGCCTGTAGCCGATACAACACCAGCAGTTAGGATATTACCACCTGTGATGTTGGCAGTGACAGATACTACTGAACCTAACAAACTTGAACCAGTCACAGTACCAGTAGCACTTATCAAACCACCCGTCAATAGGTTACCACTGTTTACATTACCTGTAGTCGATACTGGATTACTGCCCAAGGCAGCCAAGTTAGCAACCACATTGGCATTACCGTATGTTCCAGTGATACCGGTCAGTTGTGATCCGTTACCAATAAACACGTTGCCGGCGATATTGCCAGTTGCACTGACCAATCCACCTGTTAACACATTACCACCTGTGATATTGCCCGCCGTCACTGTTCCTGTTGTTGATACTGGGTTTGAACCCAAGGCAGCCAGATTAGCCACCACATTTGAGTTGCCATACGTTCCAGTAATACCTGTTAGTTGGGAGCCGTTACCAATAAAATAATTGCCTGCTACATTACCTGTGGCTGTGATCAAGCCTGCTGTCACAATATTACCACCGGTTATGTTGGCAGTGACTGATACAACCGCGCCCAAATGACTAGAGCCAGTTACAGTACCAGTTGCTGATATTAATCCACCAGTTAACATATTACCACCGGTGATGTTGCCTGCAGTCACAGTTCCTGTGGTACTTACTGCGTTGCTGCCAAAAGCAGCCAAAAACGCACTGACATTTGAGTTGCTGTAATTTGCAGTAATACCACTCAGTTGTGAACCATTACCAAACAAGTAACTTGCTGTGACATTACCTGTTGTTGACACTGGATTCGTGCCCAAAGCAGCCAGGTTAGCCACAACATTGGCATTGGCATAACTAGAAGTTGCCACAATACCTGTCAGTTGTGAGCCATTACCAAACACATATCCAGCAGTTACATTGCCTGTGGTGCTTACTGTATTGCTTCCAAATGCAGCCAAAAAGGCACTGACATTGCTATTGCTATAGTTGCCGTTTCCGCCACCACCTGCAGTGATCACAATATTAGCACCAGTAGTTCCCAAATTAGAAACAGAAACTCCGTTTCCTGTAAAATTCAAAGATGTAGCATTATTTGTAACAACTGTGCCATCAAAAAGGATAGTGATATATCGTTGTTGATTGGTCCCACCAACATTTGGACCATTGGCTCCTTCTGGAGTCAACTGTGTTTGTACCGGTTGTTCCACTTGTGGAATAACAGGCGCTCTAGTGGTTGGGGTTACCCCCAATCCAGGACCCGGATCAACAGCCGCAGGGCCTGTGTCAAGTGGTCCAATTGGGACAGGTGCGGCAGCGCCAGTGTCTACTGCGGTTGGAGCATAGTTGATATTGTTATTTGTGGGCATGATTTTGAGTCTCTCTGGATATTTATTCCAAAACTCAATCTTGACAATATCCCTGAACTGCCCGCGCCTGGTCAGTATTTAGTGACCATATCTATAGAAAATAACACCAGGTTATCAGTTTCACACACACCGTAAATAGGTTGGTCCGAAAGGACTTTTACCAGGAGAATAGAACTTGAGTAGACAGCGATCAGCGAAAGCACAAAAAAGAATGAATCAGGCAGTAGAAAACACCATTAGCTTTAACCCAGCACCTAGAACGGCCCAACGCCGCATAGACTTGATCCCTCGCACACGAAATCAAGAACGCTTGGTCATGGCTCTACAAGACCCTGACGCCCACATAGTAGTTACAGTAGGTCCCGCAGGTACGGGCAAAACTTATCTAGCCATGCAGGCGGCCGTTAAGGCACTAAAAGAAGGTGAGTGTGACAGGATCGTAATGACACGCCCAGCAGTGGGTGTGGAGGGAGAAAGTCATGGTTTCCTCCCGGGCAATTTGGTTGCCAAAATGGAACCGTGGACTCGTCCCTTATTAGATGTCATGCGCGAATATTATCGTGCCCAGGACATTGTAGCCCTTATAGAAGATCAGGTAGTGGAGATTTCGCCTCTGGCTTTCATGCGTGGCCGTACCTTTAAAAACTCATGGATTATTGCCGATGAAATGCAAAATGCAACCCCGGCACAGGTCAAGATGTTGATGACTCGAATAGGGACGAATTCAAAGATAGTGATCACAGGAGATGTGGAGCAGGCCGACCGACATAGCGGAGACAACGGCCTGCTGGATCTTTGTGAACGCTTGCAGTCAATGCCCACACAGGGTATTGCTGTTTGCACATTGGAGTCTCGTGACGTTCAACGCCACAAGATCATTGGGTCAGTGTTGAAACTCTACGCAGTTTAGGAGGTGATAATTTCGTAGATTTCCCGCCAATTTTTGACGACCGGATACGGGCACTCATGATTCATGTTGTGCCCGTGTTCCATTAATATGCTGTGCAATCCCATGCTGTGCCCAAGGTCAGCATTTTCAATTTTATCCTCGACCCAGTAGAGATTGGATCCACGATAGGGTTCCAGTGCGTCATTTTTGTCCGCACCGGTTGCCAAGCACACAATTCGTTCAAATGCTGTCTTGCCAAATAACTTGCGCAGATTCATTTCACGCAATCGGCCGGCGTTGACGTCTAGACTCAGGCTGGTAATACAATGGAACACATATCCGTGTTCTTCATGCAGTCGTTTGACATAATACATGGCATCACGTAAGGGTGGCAAGAAACCAATTGCGGCTGATTCGTTGAAAATTTTAATTAATTTACGACCTTGTTCTTTAGAGATGCCATATCGATCTCCAATGTCATATATGAATTCCGAGCCGGCTTGTTTTTCATGTCCGTGTTCGTCCATCCAGACCGAGAATGCATACTCCCAGTCTAATAACACACCATCTGCATCAACTAGGATTGTTTTCTGCAGGTTGTTTCGTGTCGGTAGTTTGATCAGATTTGACAATTTCATATCCATTTTCTTGAAACAACCTTGAGATGGTTGATTCGTAGTGTTGGTGGTAGTATTCCACAATGCGGTCAAAGTCTCTAGGAACTGTTACACCGCTCATACTACATTTTAACACAGTTAAGGTTTTAAAGTCAAGTATTACATTTGCCGTTTGATGATCACGGGCTTTTAGGCTTCGGGCCACTGTCATGACTTCGTCAATTTGGCCACTAGGTTTAGTGAGGTATGTCAGGATTAGGTATCTCATATTTCCTCATAATGGATTTGTATGTATCTAGGTCGGCTGCCTTGGGCGCACAAAGTCCGCAATAGCATCGTTCCTTGGCACATCGGATAATCGGTTTGTCAGAGTCACGTGCCTGCAACAAAATTGGTGCTGTGTTGTTTAGATTGCCAATTGGTCCCACGGTACCGTCGTAGTTCATTTTACAATCTTTATTGACGTAAACTTCGCCATTAACTTGTTTTACATACAAAAAGAAATGATTTACACTGCAATACCAACCAGGGAATTTGTTTGCTACAAACTTTTGCCTAGTCCTATAATTTTGATCTGCGCACAATTCCCGACCGCCACAACAGGCTCTTCCAGTGTCCGCCAGATCGGCCTTGTTATCACCACGCATTACAGCATGATCCAAAGTTTTTTTGTACAAACCTTCAAACCAAACCACTTGTTGCCGATTGTAATTAAAAGTAAATGGAGAAAAATGATCCAGTTGTCTTGGTAGGTTCTTGATACTGTTTTTGTTCAACCATGCAATCATTTCTTGTGCATCTGCAAAGTGGTCTGGTTCAGAGTGCATGAGTACCACACATTTTTGACTACGCCCGGCTTCCTTGATTCTTAATAAATTATCGCAAAACTGTTGCTTTTGTTCCGCGGTATTTTCACTATGATAACTCACAGTAAATTCATCAATAAAGGGAATGATGCGGTCCAGGCGATGCGGTGCAATAATAGCATTGGTGGTTGTGGTCACAGTCAGGTGCCAGCGATCTTGGTATGGTTGATATCTCTCACGTAATACACTCAATATTTCTACAATATTAGGGTGGTGTAATGCTTCGCCGCCATACACATTAAGTATCACATAGCGAATGCCCTGGGGTTTGGTGGCCATGTAGATGTCAGCATATTCAAACATAAAGTCAATAGTACGCAAACATTCTGCCACAGGGGGATGCCGTTGTGTATTATCGTGGCCGCCATAGATACCTGTTGTACAATATGTGCAATCTAGATTGCACTTCATTGTGAGTTCCCAATCTAATAAGAATGTGATTTTATTGTTGGGATCTATGGCTGGTTCAAGTGATATTAGTGAGTTCAATTAGTGTGGCGCTCAAGTTGATTTCTTGGTCAGCAACCAAGGGAATTTTGGCAATACCATCGCGAATGATCACAATGGCTTGGTCCTGTTGCTCGATAGATTGACCGAACAATTCCAGGTTGTCGTACATCCAACGGAATATTTCTTCTGATTCTTCTGGGCTGGCACTTTGGCACATCAAGGTTCTGGCTTCACGCACACGTCCATGTTTGAACAAGTCCACGCAATCCAGGCGCCAGTCTCCTGCACTTTTGTCTGTAGAACTAGGCGGCAATAATCGACCAGTTTGTGAATTGGGCTGTAGCAAGTTTAGACATTTTCGAAGATCTGGATATGTGGCTTTGACATAGGTATCCAGATCATCTAGATCAAACTCCACGCCTTCTGTGACCAACACCGTGGCGGCTCTAGCAGTGAACTCTGTGTGATCGGTTTTGTTGATTTGTAGTTTCTGACAGCGTGAGTGCAAGGGCGGAATAATCTTTGAAGGATAGTTACAAGTAAGAATAAATCTCACTGTTTGGCTGTAGTCTTCCATGAGGTTGCGAAGTGCAGGTTGTACTGAGTTGGGATTCATGTAGTCTGCTTCGTCGATCAACACAACCTTGAACTGGCCAAACGGCATGGTTTGACAGAATGAGATCAGTCTATCTACCCATTCGACCTTGCGAGCCTCTTTGGAACCGTTTGCAAACATCACGTCGTATTCGTCCACGCCCAGTTCATTGATCAACATTTTGGCCAAGGTTGTTTTGCCTGTGCCTGCTGATCCCGAAAACATCAAGTGCGGAATTGATCCATCGCGGATCCATTGTTGTACCTGTTCACGCTGTGCATCATCCACAAACACATAACCGTCCACGGTTCGAGGACGATACTTTTCTACCCATAATTCTTTCATCTGTATCTGCTTTCTTAAAGACTGTTTACTACGGCTTTGAGATTTGCAAATGCTCCTGGTTCCAGGCACAAATCAAGTTGATTTTGTCGGTATTCGGGATCACGTGAGTTTTCATATGTTGTGTAAATTCTCACACGACGCCATTCCTGGTGTTGAGGATTAGCCAATTCTTGTGTTTCGATATAGGTTCGAATACCACCTGCTTCATTTATTAGATGTTGTGTCATTTAGTGCCTTCCACATTTTTTCCTTTTGCTGTTCGTCCAACCACTCCTGTTCACCAACAAATGTGCCAGTGTTCCGGAGCATCTCGTCTACAGCAAATTTTACACGATACAAGTCTTGTTTGCAAGGCCAATTGACAAAACCCGTCATGTGTGGATCATTTGCTCCGTGGTACATTTTTTGGCATTCCCAAATAACGGTTTGCACATTCCAGTCCGTGGTCATGTGTGTTGCATGTGTGTGGGTTTGGCTTCTACATGTATTGCACCCGAGAATGTCAAATCATCGGGCATGTCATCTGCGCTTAACAAGATATCTTTGGGATCTATTCGTCTCAAGGTATGCTTGCCAGACTCGTCTTCCACGTCAATTCCGCGGGTCCAACGACCGTGTGCCACACAAACCCACTCGCCCACACGCACATCCTTTTGATCCGGGCCCACTGCATACACCTGGCCCCAGCGCGGGCGAATGCCTGAACTTTTGCCGTTGTCACTGAGCAACACAATGCCTGTGTTGGTAAAACGTTCGGTAAACACCATCTCGCCCACAATAACCACATCGTTGAGTGGACGAATTTGATCACGATTGAATCTGTGCGCTTCGAATGCTGGTTTGGTCATTGACGTCCTTTAGGTGAATTTGGCTGGGTTTGTTTTTGATATTGTTTTGAAACTTGTTCGTTTCTAGTGCGAATAACTTCATTGTTGTCATTAATAACATCGCCGCGAGCATTCACACGCATGTTGCCCACAGCACGAACCTTTTCGTTTTGCAGGCGCAAGGCGCCCATGTCTACAGTTTTGCCATTGGCTGATTTGTATACTTCATTTGTCATCGCTATCTCCTAAAAACATATTTAACGCAAGAACTCGCCTGCGTCTAAATCATAATACATTGAATCTATTCGGTGTACTTCCAACAAGTATAGCACATAACTGGCCACGCTGGAACCACGCCCAACTCCCCAGATCACACAGTTGTTTTTCATCACATCCACTAGATATTTCAAGTATCGTAGCAGATCAAACAATCCACGCTCTTGATATAACAGCAGTTCGTGAGCCACACGTTGTAATTTTTCTGCTGTGTCACATAATCCAACCACATGCTCGGCAATGTCCAACTGCTGATATTCCGGGGGCATGTGCCAGCGTCTTTGTTGCAAGTTATCCCAGTCAGGCACACTGATATCGCTGTCGTCGGGGAATGTCCATGTTGCCAACTGTCCGGGATCTTCTATCAAATGAATCGCTGATTCTACATCCACACCCGGATCCACCACACATTTCATCTGTGTGAGATCACGACCTTGCATGATTAAATCACACAAGTCAGTTTCATCAAGTATTATTTCACCGTATTGATTACTTTTCATTTCGTGGAAAGTTTGCATATACCACTGTGTTGTCATTGGCTGGCGTTGTGTTCTCTGGCCATTCAAGATCCAACTCATACCAACCAGTTGACATTACTTTGACAATGTTACCGGGCTCAGGATCACGCTCTACACTTTCATGTTGCATGCTGGCCCGATACCACCAACCGTCCCCAGCAAATGGTCCGGACAGATCTTCTTCATCGTGTTGGTACCAAACATTGTCACCTAGTGAACTGGCAATATCCAGTCCAGTCACAGTCATGCGCTGTTCCATCACAGCGTTGAGTTTGTAGTATAACATCATGCCAACAATCTGGTCAACCGGCTCTTGGGGCAAGGTGGTAACATTGATACCTATCATTTGCATGAACTCGGCTCGTTCCACGTTGGCTTGATTTATAAAAACTGTGCTCTCTAGGGCACCATGCACAAATGCCTTGGCTCGATCCAGTGCAATATTAGTACTGGCTGAATCTTTGCTTTTGGTCAGCAAGTTGAGACTCACTGTGTATCGATTCATTTGCAGTTGATCTTCGTAGTAGACACCTGCAAGGAAATCTAGGTCGTATTGTAGTCTAACATTCATTTGATATTGATCTTGTCGTCAAAGTTGATGTGGTTGATTTCTTCTTGTTTCTTGTAAGATTCTCGAAGTTTGTCTTGATACTTGTTTCGAAAAGTTTCCAGGGCCATTCTGATTTGATCGCATAAATGGGCATTGCCCATTCCGATGGCTATGTTGAGTTTATTGGAGAGTTCGCTGACTCGAGCACTGAGTTCATCAATGGTTAATTCGTTTATGTCACCGATTAAAGGATGTTCCATGTTGTTAGTTTACACTAGAACATGTAGGATGTCAAGTGCGGGTTAACCGAATGTGCAAGCGTTGTTACCAATAACGTACCATTTGCTGTTGACGTATTGCAAGGTGCATCCTGTTCCGTATGTGGTTGCTGGGAAGGTTATAGTACCAGTGCCCGAACTTTTCCAACCAGCATTGGTCACAGTCAAAACCATGGCAGTGGTACTGGCAGTTTGCATGAACGTTTTGATTTGTCCACTCACACCTGCAGCCAATGTAGCAGTTCCACTTGTGGTAAAGTAACTGGTGGTCAAGGCCAAACTGGCGGCACCGGCACTAGCCAGTGATTCACTGCTGTTGTTGAGAGGTTGGATTTTTTTATTGTTTTCAGTTATAGTAATTGTACTACCACCGTCGCTGGAGCCAAAATTGAACTCATAAACACCTGCGGCAGCAAAAGTGATTACATTTGACGCATATCCTTGAACGCCAACTGCATTCACACTCACAGCCGCGGGCAAGGTCACAGTGTGTGCGGCACTACCAATTGTGATTTGTAGGCAAACTGAACCGTAATAACCAGCGGCCGGAAAGTTTGTAAAACTCAAAGTGATACTACCTGTGGTCGCACCGATTGTTTGGTATTGTCCCGAGGCATAGTTCACAGCAATAGCACCTGTTGTTGTGGCAATGGTTATGCGATTGGTACTAACATCATTCAAGTTCACAGCATAAATGTTACCATTGTTCATGTTGTTGTCCAATGTAGTACCAGTTAGTGCAGACTTCAACAACACATTGTTCTGTAAATCAGTAATTTCGTCGGCCGCATAGGTAAAGTTTGTTTTGGTGTTGGTGAAATTATCACGAAAACCTTGCGAGTTGTTGTCTTGTCCAGCGACCGGATACGCTCCGTCGATGTCATTTGGGTTAATTTGACTTGCCATTGTTTTTGTCCTAGTTATACCAATATATTGGCTTTGGGAAATACCAGATATTTATCATACCGATCAGTGGGATCGTACATATCAACTGGTTGTATAAATGCCATGCTACCACCATCAAACGTGGTTTCTGTCGAAGTGGCTTCAGGTACATTGGTCCAGGCAATTAGGGTGTAACCTTGTGCCGGGCTAGTAGGATAATACAACTGTTGACCTGCATATTGTTGTCCGCGATTGATCTGAATATATTGTGTTTCTGCAGTGAGTTGGGTAGGTACAAGGGTGACCAACGTGGTCACAAGATCCACACTGATTGTGTACACTGCCATTCGTGTGTTGCCAAAGTTCACAATCATGCTGCCTGCGGCAGTGGACAACACAACATTGCTGCCGCCCGCAGTTTCACTCACTGTGAAATAACTGGTGTTCACTGTCATTGATCCTGATGCAGTCGATAAAGCCACAAAAGCGCCGCCTTGTGTCAATGAAATCTTAAATGTAGTACCGGATATCTTGGTCACATAATATTCTTGAATAGTATTGCTGGCGGTAAGTGCATCTACTCCTCCAAATGTGGTGCCATAGAACCATACCACATCGTTGGTGTTGAGATAGGTAGCATCAGCACAAGTTATCAAGTTTGTTCCACTAGCAGTAGCAGTGCAGGTGGTGTGAACAACATCGGTCACATAATATATTTGAGTTAGTCCATTGGTGCCATTGTCATCTATACCGCCAAACACAACACCAGTAAACCACACAGGGTCATTGGTATACATGTCTGCTGTAGTTGCTGCCTTTATATAATTGGTGGTGACATAAGTGTTGGTACAATTGTATGTATTTCCGCCAGATATGGTATAACTTTCATCAAAGTATTCGCCAACAGTTTCAGGGCTGTACACAGTGCCATACAGATCAGTATAACTTTGCCAGGCGTCACTAGTGGTAGCATAATCAGTATAGTATTCTTGTTTGACAAAAACTATTGTTTGTCCGTTGATATTAGAAAGTTGTCCATCAAGGCCGCCAAGATCAGCAATATATTCTAATGTACGATTATTGATGTCAGCATAGGCTAATCTTGTGGCTATGTCAATATAGCCAACAAATGGGAATTGTCCAGATCCATATCTGTCAAACGTGGTCAAACTAGGAGTAGGAGTCCAGTCCTGGGTTGCAGTATCCCAGTTACGACTCAAGGTGCGATCCAACACATAACGATCAACCTTGAAGTCTACAGCATTCAAGTGTCCCTGGAACTGTGTCTGCACATAGTACGCAATCTGTCGACTACGCCCTGGTTTGACATAACACATGACCCAAGCCGGGGTGAATCCTAAAACTCGTCCATCAGTCTGCGGTGAAGTCATCCACAATGGCAATTTGGTAGATATCTGTCCCACAACATCAATCACTTGATCTCGCATGTTGATCAAACTGTTGGGGTACACTTGTGTGAGTTGTGTACTGCCGTCTGCAGGATCAACGATAGCATAGGGTAAGTTTACAATTTTGCTCACACTGGTGCCTGCGGCATTCACAAGATCATCAATTATTTTGCTGTATACCACTTCGTACACAACTTCGCCTGTGACAGGATCCAGAGCCTGTGCTGTTAAAATCTCACCCAGCACAAGATTTTTCCAGTAGTGGTTTTCGTACAGGCTGGCCACATAAGTTTCCAAGGTGTCCGGGGCCAGGCCAAATGCATGTTGGTAGATCACACGATGTGATTTGCCAAAGTAAGGATCGTCAATTCTGTAGATATAGTCTGGCACAAAAATTTCTTCGTTATCCAAGAGGTCGGCTATCATCACACGATCATTGGCCGGGGGCATGGCTTCTATCAACAAGTTCTGATAGGGTTTGTTGTACACACGTTGGACTTTTACTGTGAATTCTTTGTCCACGCTCACAACATCTCGTGTGCCAATGGCTTTCATGATTGCTGTAAATTCTGCACCTGAGCCGCCGTACCCTGCTGAAATTGTGAGCACGGCTGGATCTGACAATGTGTATCCTGAACCGCCATCATCAATGGCCACAGCAGTTACAGCACCACCAATTATGGTGATTTCGCCCACTGTGGCGGCTCTGGCACTGGCACCCACGGGGGTATTAAATGTCAGCACGGGTGGAGTCCCTGAACTATATCCTGATCCGCCGTTGTCAACTGTGATTGCGTTTACATTGTAAAGTACCTGTTGAGAATCTTCTGCATAGGCATTTACTGTGAACACGAAGGTGCTGTCGAACGTGGTTTCCTGAACGGTTAGATTTCTTGTGACTGCCTGAGTGGCATCAAATGTTGTGGACCCAAGGTCAACAGCAAATGTGTTGAAAGTAACACGCCCGGAGATCTCTCCTGTTTCCAGTAATTTTAGTCCTTGTGGCAAGAGATTATATACTCCTGGCACGTAGGCATATGGCAACTGGGCTATACTGGCGCCGGGTTTGAGGCGATATTTTAGTACACGTCCGCCGGTGTTCTCTGCTGAAATCACCAGCATACTTGTGGCACCGTTTTCGATTGTGCCGAGATCGCTTGGAGTAAACCAAACTACTTCGGCATTGGCTGTGCCAGATATGGTCAAGGTGAATGGGTACGGATCACTGGCCACAATTAGATTGGCGGTCAAGGACCCAGCCGCAGTGGTCAACGGCACAGAGGTAGTGCTATCAAGATTGTTGGTTATGGTAAATTCTGTGGCACTTACTTGGTCAAGCACATAGTAAACTTGAGTGGCTGACGCAGTGATGCCGCCAAAACTGGTTCCGGTAAACACAATGGGTTGCCCAGTTTCGATCTGTGAGGTACTGTCACAAGTGATTATGTTTGTGCCAAATGTGGTGGCAGTGCAAGTGATTGGTGTTCCCACATAATCTGCTTGATAGGTCACGACATTGAAACTGTACTCAATCTTGGTAACTCCTTGATCGGGTATGTATCCGTAGTACCAACCTGAGTTGGGATCAATTGCCAGGCCTGGCGGCAATCCCGATCCTTCATTCACACTGATAGCATATTTGAGATCAGGTGTGTCATAGTCGTTGGCAATAAACTGATGTGCGTAATAATTGTCTCCGCGCACAGTGCCCAGGTTCTCAGGCAGAGAATTCACAATAAATGGTCTGCGTTCACGACCTTCATCAGCAGTGATGTTGGAATTGTCAGCAGTAATCTGTGTGGTGCTGGCATTGAGAGTAGTACGGTCGTACACATAAAAACTAAAGGTCCGCAAGTCGGTATTGATACCATCAGTGACCTGTAGTGTGAATTGATAGTTCTTGTTGATGGCACTGGTAAGGAAGTCATAAGGATCAACATCTTGAGGAGTCAAATCATATCCTGGAACCTCATCAACATTCACAGCCGGCTGAATGTAACCCGATATCAACCCTGTGGCACTGACCGAAACTTCGCCAGGCAATTCTCCGCCTACCAGTGTGACCACAGCAGGAGTAGTGGGACCAACATTGTCAATGGCAATCTGAATGTCTAATCTGTCACCATCATAGTATGTGCCAAGGTCACTGGCAGAGGTAAACACAGGTGCGTTGACATTGACCACTGTGAGACTGAAAGTTCGATCTCTGATACGGTCAATGGTCTCGTCTTGATTTTCTGTATATGCTCTTAGAGTAAATTTGCTTGTGACCGACCTTGTGACGTCAAATGGAACCCCTTGCAAACTGGCCAATGCATCCGGTACTCCCACAATTGTTCCATTAGAAGAACACTGTATTCCGGCCGGCAGTTGCCCTGCAATCACAGCATAATAAATATCCTGTCTAAACACAGTGCTCATTGTGCCGGCGGCAGTGGTCAATACAACAGGGGTAGTACTGGTGTCTGTGGTGGTGATACGGAATTGAGTGGCATTGACCACATTCAGCACATAGTACCTTGTGGTGGAATCTATTCCTCCGAATGTTGTGCCCGAAAACACCACAGTGAGTCCTGCATAGATACCAGTGGTGCTGGCACAAGTGATCACGTTGGTACCTGTTGTGGTAGCCGTGCAAGTGGGCGCGAATGGCAAGGCATCTGTTGTGACCAACATGGTATTTTGATAGAACACACCTTCGGGTATGCTACCTAAACTGCCTGCGGGAGTGATCCAAATTGGTTGACTCATATTTTGTTTTTTACCAAGGGGTGAGGTCAAACGCCACGCGATACCAAATTATAGTGGTAGCGTCATACTCATAAACACACACATATAGATATTCTTGATCAAACGCAATCATGCCCGGTACATCACCTTCTTGCCCACTTGAAGAAGTAGGAGGTGAGGTTTGAACATTGTTATAAAGTTCAGTAAAGTTGCTGTTTATATATTGAAACGCTGTGCGTAGCGGAGTACCTTGCCCGTCATTGGCAACGTTGCCTACATTGATTATTTGCTGTGTCATAAATTTGCAGTCCTAGTGCTGTATTTACCAAACTTTACGCCGGGCACAGCGAACACAATCCGTCGCTAAATACAAGGACTCGGAGTTATCAATGTCATATATTATCAACAACAGCCGCGGAAATGTAGTTGCCATCGTCGCAGACGGCACTGTAAACACCACCGCCACAGACTTGGCCCTGGTGGGTCGAGCACTAACAGATTACGGCGCTTACGAAAACGAAAACTACGTGTATTTGTTGGAGAATTTTGCCAACTCATCTGCACCTTTACAACCAATTCTGGGACAACTTTGGTACAACAGCGCCACTGATGTTATTTCCTCGTACAGTACCGCCAACGCCTGGATAGCATTGGCCTCACAAGATTATGTGCAGGCACAAAAAATTAGCCCTGCGTTTACTGGCGTACCCACAGCACCCACTGCCGCTGCCGGAACATCAAACACACAAATTGCTACCACTGCTTTTGTAAGTCAAAGTCCACAGTTTACAGGCATTCCAATTGCACCTACTGCCGCAACAGGAACAGCCACCACGCAATTGGCCACCACAGCATTTGTTACCAGTAGTCCAGCATTTGCCGGCACTCCCACAGCGCCCACAGCCTCTCAAGGTACAGACACCACACAATTGGCCACCACTGCTTTTGTCACTGCCAGTCCACAGTTTACTGGCACTCCAATTGCGCCCACTGCCGCTTACGGTGCCAATACCACACAGGTTGCTACCACTGCTTTTGTTCAAGGCGAAAAACTCAGTCCTGTATTCACTGGTACTCCTGTCGCACCTAACGCAACATATAACGATAATTCCACTCGGATTGCTACCACTGCTTTTGTACAAGGTGAAAAATTCAGTCCTACGTTTACTGGTGTTCCACTAGCACCCACTGCCGCAATCACAGTGAGCAATACGCAAATTGCCACCACAAGATTTGTGACCGACTGGACCAATGCTCTGCCTACCATGAGCCAGCAGAATGCCAATGCTGTGAACATCACTGGTGGTTCCATAACTGGTATTACTGATCTAGCACTGGCAGATGGTGGTACTGGTGCCAGCACAGCCGCTGGTGCAAGGACCGCACTACAGTTAGGAAACATTGCTGTGATGAATACCAGCAATGTGGCATTTATTGGTGGTACCATAAACGGGGTGGCAATCACCGGTGGCACTGTGAGCGGACTTGTTAGTGCGGTGGCTGTGGCAGATGGTGGTACTGGTGCTACTATTGCTTCTGGTGCTAGAACTAATCTTGGACTTGGCACTATGGCAGTTCAAGATGCCAACAACGTGGCTATCACAGGTGGCTATATCACTGGATTAAGTTCAACTATTGGTATTGCTGACGGTGGTACTGGTGCTAACACGGCTACTAATGCAAGATTAAATCTTGGACTAGGTAGCATAGCAACACAAAGTTCAACAGCAGTGACCATCACTGGCGGCAGTATAACTGGGATAACTAATTTTGGTGCAAGCAATGTGGCCATCACCGGTGGATCAATCACAGGAATAACCGATTTAACAGTAGCAGATGGTGGTACTGGTGCCAGCACAGCCGCTGATGCCAGAACCAATCTTGGTGCGGCTGCCAGTGCCACTACCGTGACAGCCGGCGCAGGATTGTCAGGCGGCGGCGCATTGACAGCCAATGTGACTTTGGCCATTGCAGCCAACTCCAATGGTTATGGCACAAGATATGTTAGTGCATCGGCGCCGGCGGGCGGCAGTGATGGCGACATTTGGTATCAAATTTAATTAAAATATGGCAATAGTAGTTAGACCAGCCGGCTATACTGGCTCACTTCAACGTATAATTTGGAATCAAGGTAATGCTGTTCCGGCAACCGCTTACCTTTGGGGTGGCGGTGGTGGTGGTGGCGGAGCAGATAGTGCCTCCGGCGGCGATGGCGGTGGTGCAGGATTCTCCGTGGTAAATTTTACTGTGAATGAGGGTGATACCATTGAGGTCGCAGTTGGTGGTGGTGGCGGTGGCGGTCAAAGTAGTGCAGGCGATGCGGCAGGAGGAAGTGCAGGTGCTAGTTATGTTGCAGATTACTTGTTTAACACTCGCGACGCGGCAGCCTCTCCCACAGTGTTTCCACAGTTTAATTCAGCGTGGTGTACGTTTTTAAATACCTTTGGGGTGTGGGTTAACCCGACCAGTGCGGCTGTGTTTGATAGAACATACACTGTGAACTTCCCCTCCACTGGTAACTATCAATTTACATGTTGTGCAGACAATTCCGCTACATTCTTTATTGATGGCGTGGAGGCGTTTCGTGCTGACAATTTCACTGCTCCTTGGACCATTGGTTATCCAGTAGATGCTGGAAATCATACTGTGCGTATTCTAGGAAACAACACAGGAGGACCGGGTGGTGTGGCATTGACCATTGGTGGCGGCGCCAGTTACAGTGGTGGCCGCGGTGGCAATTCAGGCCCAGCAGGCAGTTCTGGCGCAGGCGGCGGCGGTGGCGGTGCCACTGTGTTGATTTTAAACAGTGGAGTACTTGGCCTTGCTGGAGGTGGAGGCGCCGGCGGTGGAGGCGGCAATTCAGGAGCAGCCACCGGCGGGACAGCACCGGGCCCTAATGGTCAAGCCTCCCCAGGTGAAAATGCTGGACAAAACGGCACCAACAAAGCCCAAGATGGTGGTGGCGGAGGCGGCGGCGGCGGAGGCTATGCCGGTGGCAACGGTGGCACCACGCCCGGTGGTGACCAAGGTGGGTATGCAGGCTATTACGGATCAAGCCAAGGAAACACCACAGCCAATCCAAGTGGTAGAACTCCTGGAGGCACTAATAATCAATATTGGTCTGGTGCAGGCCGTGGTGGTGCAAGCAACAGTGGCCTTGGTGTCACTGGTTTTGCCATGCTTGAATTTGATGTTTCAGGTATATTTGTGCATAATGGTGGTTCGTTTACTCCAGTTAATGAAACCTATATCAAGGCTAATGGACAATGGAATTCAATCTCATCTATCTACATTAAACAGGGCGGTGTCTGGATACCAATCAATGGTTCTATTGCTCCGGCATTTGAAAATATTGCCAACAGGTTTGGAGTAAATCCACGTAGCGGTGTACAGGAAACACAATCAGGCGAAGTAACCAACCCTGGTGGTGATGCAGGTGGCCAGGACGGTGGTGGCGGAGGTGGTAGTTGTTTCTTGGCAGGCACACAAATTATCATGATTGATGGCACTCTCAAATCTATTGAAGATATTGTAGCAGGCGACATCGTTCTTGAAGCATTATCCAACAAGCCTGCCCGAGTGATAGGCATCAAAACTCGAGCACACGATGTTGACAAGTGGATATTTTCGCTCAGTCAAGACATCGACCCATACATCACCGAAGAGCATCCTTGGTACGATGATACCAATCAACTGTGTGCTATCAGCGATTTGGCAGCCACACTTGCACCTTGGTTGGGCCCAATCAAAATTGTTGACGTTGCCAACAAGAAAAAAATTACAGAAGCAGTCACAGTCTACAATCTGATGCTGGAAACAGGCGAAAGTCATTATGCCAATGGTGTTCGGGTCAGCAACATTGTCAAAACCGGCGGCAGTTATATTTTGGTACAAAAAGGGTTCTTAGATCAAGCCACATACGAAAATTATGTGCATAACTTAGAAAATCAAAACGTAAGTCCTGCACAACAAATTTTAATTTTTAATTACATGCTCAAGTTAACCAATTACATATTGCAAAACAACAATGTTTGTAGTAAAATACTAGGTAAGTCACTGGCGTGGGCATTGAAAAACAGAGACTCTGTGTACCCTTATCTCAACAGGTGGTTCAAGAGTAGACTGCGTCAATGGATATTTAGAAAGAACATATGAAGATTAGATTTATGGCAAGTTTACTACCGCTGAGTCCGTTGATAAGACTATGGACCTGGAGCCGAGTGAGTCATTGTGAATTTGAATTTAGTGACAGCATACAGATAGTTGCAGCCATGGAAACAGGCAGAGTCATTGCCACAAGAAATAGAAAATATCGATGGGAATACCACTACCAACTGGATATCACCGCTGAGCAAGAACAAATCCTACGCGATTGGTGTGAAGAGGAACTGGGCAAACCCTACGATTACACAGCATTGGCTCCATTTAATGTGTTGATTCCCAGAACTAAAAAACAGTGGAAAGATCACAAACAATGGATGTGTTCAGAATTTTGTGCAATGGGATTGGAAAAAATTGGATTCAAATTTTTTGATGACAATTTTAAGAAAGTCAAACCGTCAGACTTGTACGATGCCATAAAAAATTGCCCCAAGGCAAAATTAGTAAAGGATTAAAATATGTTTTCTGTAGACGATTTGACAAAAAAGTTTCACTCACTAGATACCGAAGGTAGATCGTTAGTGTTTGAGCAACTGACACGAAACGCTGATTTTTACAACAAAATCATGCCCAACACTCCGTTGATTCTTTATATTCTAGAGGGCGAAAAAGCAGTAGCACCTCAGGACCATGGTCCTATTATTACCAGTTACAAAGCCTGGCTGGCCGATGCCAATAATCCGGCTAAATTGAAAAACTAGATCCGCAACCGCAAGTGGTTTGCGCTTGTGGATTGTTGATTACAAAACTAGCACCCATCATGTCTTCTTTGTAGTCAATTGAAGAACCTTGAAGATATTGCATGCTCATTGAATCAACCACAACCCGCACATCTTCATAAGCAAAGTCAAAGTCGTCTTCATTTTGCATTTCATCAAACGTGAATCCATAACTCATGCCCGAGCATCCGCCGCCCTGCACAAACACACGTAGCATGAGATTTGGATTGCCTTCTTCGGCCACCAAGTCACGCAATTTAGCCACAGCACCAGTTTCTAGTTTCATTATAGTCTTTCGTTGCAAACGTCCCAGTCAATGATCTTCCAAATATTGTCCAGATAACGTTCTTTGTCCCACTGATAATCAGTGGCCCACACATGCTCCCACCAGTCTACCAACACACAGATGTCTGTGCGTACTGCATGATTGGCAATGGTTTTGATGTCACCACCGGTACTCAAGTAAACCCAACCAGACCCTTGAATCTTCATTGCAGTTTCTTTGAATGCTTCCTTGAAGTCTTCCCAGGTGCCAAACTTTTCTTCTATTAGCGCAAGTACAGCACCGCGTGGTCGGTTGGCACCTTTGGGAGCCCGAAGTTGGGGGAAAAATTTATTGTGTAGGAAACTGCCAGCGCGATTAAAATCCGCATTGCCTTCTCCTGCATTGTAACGCTTGGCATAACCTTTGGCCAGGTGTCCATAATGATATTCCAAACTTTCTTTGCTCAGCACTGGCTCAAGATCTTTTTCGCCGTAAGGAAGAGGGGTAGTTTCCAGTTTTGATGGACGAGTGCTGGCTTCTACTAGATTGATTGAGTCACGTATTTTCATCTTGTATTTATTTTAATTCCGCGATGTAACTTCTTGCGGCTTCTAATTCGGGTATAAAATCTGCCAACTTTGTGCCACGCACACGGTCCAGTTGATCATTATAATCAAAAAAGTCTCGAAGATCTTTGATGTTGCAAACAGGATCATTGATATAATGATTGTAAATGCTGTCTATACCACTTTTGCAACTTTTACCGTTTGAATGATAAACTGAGGTTTTCATACATTTGAGCATGGATTCTATCACTAGATCTTTAAGAGGGTGATTTAGGGCTGATTGTGCGGGCAAATGATTGACTTGAACATAAATGGCAGTGAACGGAAATTCGCGATCCAAAAACTCAAACAACAAATGCAAATTGGTCACATTGTAAATGCCCGGTACACTGTTAATGCTGATAGCATGGCCGCGGGCTTGCAACATGTGTGCATTTGCTATGACTTTTTTCCAGTTAGTTCCAGATCTCCAGTAGTCGTTGATCTTTGCATAACCATCTAGACTAAAACTAAAATTAGTGTTGGAAAAATGTGAAATTGTTTCCAAGAATTCATCAGAAAACTTAACCCCATTGGTGGCCATGGTAAGGAAAAAATCAGTTTTGTTTTTTGCTATACATTGTTTCATAAAATTCAATACTTCGGGCATGATAGTGGGTTCACCGCCTTGAAAATATACTGAAGTTTTTTTGTCTAATGTATCGATGTCTATTGAATCTATTGAAGAAGCATTTGGCTTCCAACTTATTGGAAATGGAACTTTGATATCGAACTTTTTTATTTCTTTGCCAATTGGCGCACTTTTGCCGGGCTGACAACCTCTGCATTTGATGTTGCAGTGATTTCCTGCATGTACTTCATAAAAATAGGGTTTTTGAAGTCTAGATAAATCTTCAATATTTTCTAATTCCAATGGAACTACCCAGTCCATGGTTTCAAATTGTCTGTAACTTTCGATGCCATGTTCTTCGTACTTGTAACAAGTTTTACAATGATCCGGTAGAAGTTCTCCTTGTAACATTTTGTTTCGAATTTGGGTGTAGGCTGGGTCTGTTGTCCATTCCGTGAATTTGTCTTTGGTTGTTATGCCAGGACCATCTCGAGAACACAATTTTAACCTGTCGCCATCATCTACAAAAGTGATCCATGGATATATGCAAAAACTTTTATTTTGTTTATATACTAAATCAGACCAATATAAAATCTTCTTTATATTTTTGTTATCTCGAAACACAGTGGGTTTGTTGAGTTCTTCCAGTTTCAACATCAACTTGAAAGTGGCCTGCAGACACTTCCAATGACTCCATTGGGATTGTGGTTGATCCAACATAACAATCAAGTCAAATTTTTGTGCAAATCCAATTAAATTTCCAAAAGGAATATCCACAATGGTAGTATGATAAAATCCCGGCAAAGAAGGATCAAACTCTGATTCTGAAACAAGACCGTGATTGATAGTTTTGTGTTTCTTTGCCAATATCGTCACGAGCCGGTCTGTAGATTCATCGTTGTTGCCAAGGAACAGTACTTGATTTGCTGGATCACTCAATTTTATATGATACATCTTTATTTGCGACGAGTAATACGTCCCTTGGTGAGATCGTAGGGTGAGAATTCCATTTCTACCCGATCTCCCAGCAGGACCTTGATGTTGTTTTTGCGCATGCGACCCGAAAGGTGCGCTAAAATTATATTGTTTAAGTTATCTAGTTTGACCCGGAACATGGCGGCTGGTAGTACTTCTTCAACCCGCCCCTCCATGCTAATAATATCTTCTTTTGCCATTGAGTATTACTTATTGGAAATCCAGGGTGGCTGTGACCTTTTTGAGCCTATCAAAACGGAAACTACGCCACTCTTGCTTTTCCAAATCAAACACACGGATACTATGCGGATCAGGTTCTTTCTTGGGCTTTCGACTTTCACGCACAATACCATCTACTGGTGCAGTGGTTGATACCGGCTTTGCTACGCTGACTGGAATTCTTGAATGATCCAAAGTACACAGCATGTCACGGTCAGTGCCATCTGCTTTGGTAAATGTTATGTTGATCTCACTGTTGGTCAGCAGACCCCTAACCCATGAACGTATCTGTTCTTTGATTTGGTCATCACCTTCTTGATACTGTGTGCCAGGCACACCTTTGAGCAAGCGAACCACTTCATCTTTTTCCCACATACTACCCATTTCAAAATCTCCTTTATAGGTTAACAAACGTTTTTTAATCATGCCCACTTCAATAAAAATATCATGTACTTTTGCTCATCCACAATGTTGACTCCACGCTGGAATCCAAATATGGTATCATCCGAAGGTATCAGTTGTATACCCCAAGTGTCCCTAAACCATGTGATTGTGTCTGCGCCTGTGCGACAATTCTTCTCACCTTCTTCAGATGTTCTGCATCGTTGCATCTGTGCCCAAAAAGAGACCTCGCCTAGTATGGTGTCCAGTCTTGCTTCGGGCGTGGCGTACAAGTCTTTCATCCACGACGCATCCGGGAAATTTCAATTGCCTCTTCGTCTGAGAACACAGGCACAGCATTAGACTTGTGCATAGTAGCAATACCTTTGACCTTGGTGCCTGTGTACACTTTGGCCGGAGCCAGGGTAGCATTGCCACCTGTGTTGACACTGGGAATGTGAGCAGTACCTGCACGATCTGTGGCGCCGGTTAATTTGTATACCAAGGGCTCGGCCTTCATGGCACGACTACGGCGCTTTTCTTCAAGATCCACGTCCCACTTCTTTTTTAATTCTTTCCACGAAGTATCTAGTTCACGTGCCTTGCGGGCTTCGTCTGCGTTGCGAAATTTCACTCGGCCCTTCTTTTTACCGTTGAGACTAAGACTGGGATGGTGTAGATGCATGCTCATTGGGCAGGTCCTTTGCTAAGAGTTCAAAACAAAAATACTCGTCACACAAACTGCCCGGATCTTCTGCTCGCTTGTGCAGTCGGCAATGGCCGTTGCCAGTGTAGGCACCGCTCTCATCTCCATTGAACTGGAAATAGGCACAGTGGTCACAGCACAAGGCTCGCTCGTCACAATTAGGGCACAGTTTCATAACAATTTCTCAATCATGCTATATTATAGCAGATCAAGCATTTGTAGTCAAGTAGTACTTTTTACTTAAACAGGATCAAGGCCATGAATCCGGCTTGTAGTATAAATCCAAATCCAATTGTGATGATGTTCAGCATGTCTTTGAGCACTACGGCTCGCATGAACAACAGCACCAGGCCGCTCCACAAGAACAAAATGATGTCCAGGCTTGGAGTTCGATCACTAAGCCCAGTCATGAGTGCCAGGAAACTGGGCAGGGTTGCACAATGCAACACAATGGCCGCCAACCAACCCAATGTGTCTGCACTGAGTTTTGTCAGGCTGTTGGTAACGTAGTCACGAAGGGCAACAATTGCAACAGGAAAATTAAAGGGCATTATTACGCTCTCCGTAAAAGATGTGACGACCGATTTTATCAATTTTGGGTTTTTGCCAACCCGGGCTAACGTAGTCGGCGTGATAATAAAGTGCGCCTTTTAAACTGGGCAGTCTAAAGTTTTCCAACAATACTTTTTTAGCCACTAATTCTGACTCTGCCCACAAGGGCGGATGTACTGGTCGAGTTTTATGTGTGGTTTCACACACCCAACTAAACTGACAGATTACTCGTTCGTAGAATACGTTTTTCTGATAGATCACACCGCATACCGAATCGCCAAAGCGTCCCGATGCCAGTCTGTTCATTGTGACTTGGGCCACAGCAACTTTGCCTTCAAAAGGCTCTGAAGCGGCTTCCCAGTAGATGTTACGTGTCAAACAATCCAAGGATCGAATTTTTTCTGTGGCTGACACGTAACCGGCGGGCATGGATTCCACGCCTGCGCGGAGATTATTTAACTTGTGATTGCATACAGCGATCACAGCAAGGGCAATGATCCAAAGTCCTGCGACTCGGAACGCCCTCAAACTCCAAATTGCGATTTGATCGCTGAGGTGGTTTACTTGTGCTTTCATGGTAGTTTTACTTACTCAATGGTTGCAGAACCGGGCAAAGACCGGGACAAAATGGTGCCGTTTTGTGGTAAACGGCGCGGTTTAAATTATTTGATGTTAGGCTTAGGCATGCTCTTCAGTCGCTTCCACATGTCTGATTGTTCTTGGCACTTTTTTTCTAACTTGCGATATCTCTCGCCTAATCGACGCAATTGATCCCACTCTTTTTCCAGTTCAGGATTGGGTGTCAAAATGTTCAGTCGTTCCTCCACTCGCTCCATCCAGATCTTTAGGCTCTTGTCATTGATCAAGAGATCGGCGTCTTCACCCCGAATATGAACTGTGTTGTTGGGCTGAATGTTTTGATTGGCAAAAGTATATGCGCCAGTGTTATTAGTAGTTGTAGTCCAAACAGGACTAACATTGCTACCAGTGGCACTCATCCCACTAATGGACACATTAGGCACAGAACCGTATGCGGGATTAAATGTACCACCACTAGATATACTATAAGTTGTCTGCGGATCAATAGGCTCTGCGGTCCACGTAACGTAAGTGTCTTCTAATGATCTTGAGTTGAGTCGGGTGAGGTATTCGTCAAGACTTTCTTCTTTAGTAGCCATGAACCGTCCTTTTGGTCTATCCATTGCACTGTGTCGCCTACTTTCCATCCGATTTCAGCACACAGTTCAAGACCCAAATCCAACAAGAGTTGTCCTGGATTGTCTGGGTCTTCCACTACTTGAACTACAGGCATTACTTGGCAGCCAAGGCTTCTTTTTCTGTAGTGATTTCTTTACGGCGCTCTTTGATGCCCTTGCTCATTTCTTGCAGGGCTTTTCTAGCACGGGCGGCGGCGGCTTTGACACCTTTTTCAGTGAACTTGGCATTCTCAGCCAAATAGTTTTCATAAGCGGCTACGATTTGTTCGTGTTGTGTCATTGATATTCTCCTTGTAACGACAATAGTAATTATACAGTCATACAAGGTGTTTGTCAATAAAATGCCAGGTTTTTGGCACTCTTGCTAGTCAAGATAAATGTGTCGTCTCAACCAGGTATCCCATACAGTGACAGAATTCATGTTGTGTGACCAAGTCACGCGGAACTGTTCAAATGCACGTTGGTCGTGAAGCATCATTCGATTGCCCGAGATGTTGGCATGTTCGATTCTGTTTTCTTTGATCCAGGTTCGAAACATTGTTTCGGCTTGATTGGTGTTGCGCAAGATCACAATGTACAGTGGTTCCACTGCACGATAGTTGGGTATGGTCATTAATGTATGATAGCGTCTTTGGGGACTTGTTTTGGTATGCTTTTGTTTAATTCTGCAAGCATGGCACCAAACTGTTCGTCCAGTTCCAACATCTCGTTGTCATGCTCAGCGGCCTTGGCGTCTGGCACTCCCAACAATCTCATCATGGCACCCATGTGTACCAAGGTAATGTTGTTGCCGTAAAGCACACCCATGACTTCAAGCATGACCGTTTGGATACGCTCGTGTAAGAATTCGTCTTGTTCTAACATAGTATTAATTATGTACTCAAACAAAAAGCCATAGAAAAGCGGCCCGAAAGCCGCCTTTTTTGGCACTCCAGTGTGCTTATGCTGTCACAGCAGTCTTGGCAGTGGTCTTGGGTGCAGAGGCTTTCACAGCCTTGACCATGACTTCGCCTTTCTTGGCGACCTTTGACTTCTCAGCCAATTTGTTGGCCACAGCATAGCCAGCGTCGCCGTCTGTAATGCCCTGTTCAGTCAAGAACTGGAGAGCCTCTAACTTGGTCATTGCCTTAGGCAATTCTACCAAGTTGATGTTGGTGCATTTGGCCTTGTTAAGGATCTTAATGCGGGCTACCAAGTCGTTCGCAAAGCGAGCCTTAGTAGTACCATCGGAATTTGTAGCGGTACCTGCTACTGTAAAGAGTTTGTCTGCTGACATGATAGGTTGCCTTTCAAAGTTGCCTAAAGTTTAAAAAATGTTTTGCATCTCTGCACAACATACCTAAATTATAACAAAAGATGATATTATGGTCAACCACTTTTGCAATAATTTTTGGTTCGATTTGCCCGTTTTACTGGGCCAGTTCCTTGCTCTGAGTTTGGATGGTCTGTACGCCTTTGTCAAACATTCGAGCAATGCCCGAAAATCCAACGGCACTGACCACCAAGCCTAAAATGAATCCAATTATGAGTTTGCTCATGACATGTCCTTAGATAATGCTCACACGGTTGAGTTGGGTGGAGCCGTCTCTGTGAGCCTTGACGGTTCCTACGATAGTGTACTTTGCACCTTTAGCCAGTTCTTGGCGGTATGCAAAAAACACAGCAGAATTGTCTGCGGTAACGCCAGTGGCGTACCAGGTGTTCCATTGCTGACTGTAGTTGGATTTCACAATCTCAACTGCCAGTTGAACTTTGATACCAGAGGTGCCGATCAAGGCTCCTGATGTTTGGCGCACACGTTCCTGCACAGCCTCACGCTCCAAACTGCGAGCATGACTTGCAGGCAGACATGCAACCACAGCCAGTTCCAACTTGTGCTTTACAGTATCAAATTCATCTTCCACAGCAATGACCTTGCTGGTTGAAGAGTCAAAGTCTGTCAGCCGGCCTTTGAGGGCACGGAAGGTAATGTCGTTTTGCAGGAACTTGCGGCACTCCTGACCCTGTGCAATATCTTCCACGGTGAGCACAGCAGGGTTGGCCAAGATGTCAAGCATGATGTCGCGGTTGCGACGTTTGTCTACCACAGTATTGCTGGACGTTTCTGGATCAACCTTGTACATGGTCTCTTTAACGTAAGAGCCATTGATACGTTGTGCCGCCACTGCCGCACCCCACACATTGTCTACAGAGTAAGTAATACCTGCGGGCTTGGCCTTGGGTTTCCAAGTTTGACGTGGCTGATCGGTTTCATCGGCGTCAGCCGCATGATCCATCATGCGAATTTCACGGGCTGTCATGTTTGATACGTCTACAAATCCTGGCATACGGGCTCCTAGTTGTCTTAATATGTGTATATTATAGCAGTTCGGCGATTATTGGTCAACCGTTTCCACGGCTTGCATGGCTTCCGCAAGTGGTGTTAACTTATTACTTAATTCAGTAGAATCATAAGTGTCACCCACATACCATACACCATCTTTCATCACATAGTAAAACTCAGCACCGCAACCTTTGGCACGGTTCAGGAAATCTTCAAACGTGTGATCTACTGACCAAGTGCATTCTGTTTCGCCGCGATCACGATCGTAAAAGGTACACATGTTGCCATAACGTTCTTCATAGTCGCTACCAGCATCAGCATCTAAACAAGAGAAAGGATGCTTTACTCCAATCTCAGGACGCAGACTACTCATGTCGCCCAGGGCAACCAGTTGATTGGCTTTGGAGGAGTCATAGTGCTCCAACAGGATGGCACCATTGTGCTCTAGGTAGCCGTCCCAATGGCAGTAAACTGACTTGGCAACTGGACCGTGCATGACTGCGATGCGACTACGTGTTCCCATTTTGAACCCCTTTTTAGTTTCTATACAAGTATTATAGCAAAAAGGGAATATTCAGTCAACCAAAAGAAAACCCCACATTGCTGTAGGGTTTCGGTAGTACTTGAGTATTACCTTATTTGTACTACTTTTAGGTGGCGTTCTGCTACTAGTTCTTGCACGAATCCCAGTAACTGTTCAGGAGTCCAGTCATTGTCCAGCCACTCGGTTTCCCACTCATCTACTTTCCACAGCATGTCTCTATTTTGAATTTTGATGATGTTTTCTAATCGCTTGATGTGTGTACTAGTGCCTTCAAACAGGTATGAAAAACGTGCTACACCTCCCCAGGCACCGGTGTAGTCTTTTTCTCGACGTTCGTGGTCACCAGTAATGCCAAATCCTGTTCGGAATGGCCCGGGAAGGATGTAGAAGTAACTCATGCTGTTTCAACTTCTTCGTAGAGTGCTTTGATGTCATCTGCCACAAAGTCAAGTATCTTTTCAAATCGATCCAACAAGGGTTTTGGAATGCGTTGGGTACCACCCAGTCGTTGATAAAGTAGTACTAAAACGGCCGCAATGGCCTCATCTTGCCAAGATACTTCATAGCCATATGTATGCTCGCCCCATTGGCGATGTGCATGATGTACAGCCTCGTGAAAGCCTGCAAGTCCTGCAAAGTAGCCTTGCAGAATTCCAGCAAGTTCGCCCAGGAACTTGTCTGTGATTTTGATCTTGGCAGCCCTGAATGCCTTGAACAAATCTTCCATCATAAACCACAGTGAACCATTGATCTCATCATAGTGGAAATAGTCGCTGTGAAATTTACAGGCCATTTCCAAAATTTCATTGTCAAGACTCAGTGCTTGCATATGAGTAAACGTACCGGGCAAACCTATAAAATCACTTTCTTTGTCTACTGGGTAGCAATCGTATTTTTCGCAAATTTCTTGCTTGGTTAATGCTTCTTGGTCGTCGTCGTCATTGCTTTGATCAATTCGAGCACTCATCACTTTGGTTCGATGTTCGTACCACGCACTAATTTTCTTTTTGCCTTTGCCGTTGATAAGTGCAAATGCTTTACGAGCAAATGCCTTGCTATTGGTTTCCATATACAGCACAGGCATTTCTACTTCACGCCAATCTGTTTCGTCGGTAAACACCCCAGCATCAATCAAGGCCGCAACTAGTGTGGCAGTATGTTGGGCATCAACTGAATGGTATTCTTCTTTGCCCGGTATTTTAACACAATAAAACACCTGCAGGTACATTGGGTTGAAATTACCAATACCTGCGATGCTGGTACAATGTTTGGCATCTAGTGCTCGTTGAATGTCTTCGTCGATGAACAACAATTTCAACTTGACCATCTTGATCAATGGTCGTAATTTAGGATCAATTTGAATGCCTTGTTTTTGATATTCAGCAATCAATCGTTGCCAACCTTTGTATGTTTGCAGTTGTGCCACACGATCTGCCAACGCCACAATCCGACTGGTTTTTTGTTTAAGCGGGTTTCTGTTTTTCATGACGTTTGGCTTACGCACAACATCTTCGTATGCAGGAATCATCAAAGGCTCCAGTAGTTAATATGTGTATATTATATCAGATTTATTGAATTTGGTCAACCACTGGCTGAGTAGTACTTTTGTTTGCTTTTTTTGCCAGCCGATCCCGTTTCCAACCATCTCGTAGTTTTTGACGCTTGGCTAGTTCAACAGCATCAGGTGTACTGGGCACAGGATCCGGTAACTCTTCTACTGTATCTAACGTGGGCACAAATGCATCATAGGCATGAGTGTTGAGTTCAAACCCCACAAACTTACGACCCCAGCGTAGTGCTGTTCTGCCTGTGGTCAATCCACCACCAAAGCAATCTAACACAGTGTCACCTCGGTTACTAGAGTACATGATAAACTTTTCAATAAAGTCTTCACTCAATTGATTTTTGTTTTTGACTTGTCCGGGTTTGTAGTCTCTGGGCATGTCTTGCACACTCAACCTATCGTGATAACTGTCTTTTTGATCCGTGTACTTGTAGTTGGAATTGAAAGTGCGTTTCTTGCTACCTCGATCTGGTTTGGTCCAAAATAGCACATGGTAGTGACTGCTCACAAATTTGTTCTTGGTACTGACGCCAAAACTGTACTTGGCAATGATGTGATTGATCTCTTCCAGGCCAGTGGCATGTAGCGCATTGAGAATATGATGCAGATTGGTATAGCCACTCACAATGTACATACTGCCACCTGGACGTAGCACACGCTCACATTCTCGAATCCAGTCCAGACTGAATTTGGCATACTCGCTGAGTGGCACATCAACGTAGCCTGGCACTACCTTTGATTCGTCTCTGTGGTAATGCACATCCAATTCATCACCTTTGATGCCATAAGGCGGATCGGTAAAGATCAAGTCAATGCTGTCATTGGCCACATGCTCACGCATGCCTTCTATACAAGATTGGTTGTAAACTTGGTATGTCATATTAAAACCTGTTTAAAAAATCACGTTGAAATATCAACTTTTCAGTTTTGTAGTTGAAGTTTGCTAAGGGCTGTCTGGCAGTAATATCATCTGGGCCAATCACTTGGGTAAACAAGTTTGATGGAACATCAACGGCTGTAATTCCATCACCACCAAATACCAAATACGGCAATAGTGTAGCAATCTCAATCACATGAGCACTATTGTTATCTGCTACTAATAAAAATTTTGCGTATGTTGCAGGCAACTTTGTATGAGTGTTTGATCCCATTGAGTTAACCAACTTTATTGTAACAGGTTGATTTGATCGTTGCAATTCTTTTGTGCCTTTGATTCCTCGCCGCCGGTTAGCACGTTCAATGACAATATCTTTGTAAAAAAGTGTACTAACAAACTTCATTTCTTGTGTAACTGGCACGCCTTGAGCATCTAATAGGTTTACCAGTTCGTGATCTATGCCGGGCTGGTTTATATATTTAATGTCGCTGTTACTGTAGACTTCCAGTCCCATTTCAATGAGATCACTTTTGTCAAAACGATCCTTTTGACTGTTCATAGTTGTACCAAGAGTATCAATCATTGAATACATCTTGATCCAATTGACCCGGGTTCTGTTGTAGTCACAAACTTGTTGTAGAGTTGCCATATTTTAACGTATTACCACGCGGTCTTCTTGCACTCGGTCACTAAAGTAACAGTGACCAAGTCTGCGGATTGTGTCCGCGGCTGTTTGGGGACTGGCCGCAAACATGTCTCGTATGTCGTCGGCAGTGATGCCATCTGTGGCTTCAATCTGATAAATCTCATAGTGACGCTGTGGGTTGTATCTAGCACGGAGTATCATGTGATTGAGGTTGGGCAAGGCACTACCAACGGGTCGACCTTGTAGTGCCGACCAACTACGGTTTACTTCGTCAGCAGTGATATCGCCTATATACTCTAGGCCAGTGTTGTCCCACATCACAACAAAGTGATGGTTCATAGCATGAACTTTTTCAAGTAAGATTTGATATCAGCGTAGTTATCGCTAACTTCTTCCAGCATCTCATCCATGGTCTCAAGAATGATCATGCGTTGCAGTACATCGGCCATGTCTTGATCCTCAGCGTCCAGCAGGTGGTACCAGTTTAGATATTCTTCTGCGGAATCAAAACTCCACATGATATCTAGCATTTCTACCTGCTCGGCGGTTAGATTTTTTATTTCTATGCTCACATTGACACCTATTAAAGTTGCTATGTGTTGATTATACAAGGTTTGGGATTATTTGTCAAGTACTACCTAAGTACTACTGCCAATACAACGTGAAAGCAAAGTAATCACGCTCATCATCAAAATAGAAAATGTAACGACCTGGTCGTTGGTCTGTGCTGACGTCTACCAGTTGCCAACGCCATTCACCTGTTAGTTCAGTTTTGCACCAGGCCAGTACCCGGTCCAGCGCACCAAAAGGTTTGTTGATTTCTCGGGCATAGTTAAAACTATCGCCAAGACGAATTTCAAACAGGGGTTCATGAGTGCGCTTCATCAACAATACTTATTATCGTGCCCATTTCAACTGATAAAACGTGGCCACGGCTGGATCATGGAATCGAAATTCTGCATGTTTCTGCCGTGTCCATCCTTCTACGTTGTTGTATTCAGCAGTGATCCAGGCCCATTCAAAGTCTTGCTCTATTGCCAGGCCCGCCTGGAGCAATTGATTCTTTAGGTCAATTGCATCAAAAACTTCTATGTTGTGGACTCTAACTGTATGCATCGAGCCAGGCCGTTGCGTAAAACAAACAGCAACCTGTCATGTTCGGATCGAAACCACCAGGTCATATCGTTGATGTGAATGTCGGTGACATAACGATCGCCGGGCAGGCCAAAAAACTCTACACCCCAGGTGGCAATTGTGTCCCAGGCTGTGATTGTGTCATACTCTCTGCCCCATGATATTTGAGCACCGTGTGGAAAGTTAGGATCTTGCAAGCCACTCTCGCTGAATCACTGTGTCGCACACCAACCAGTTTCGCTCAAAGAAGAGTCTGTGATCTGTGATGCCAAAGTAGTTGCAGAAACTTTGACCATAGCGTAGATCATGCAGAGCGTCCCAGGTGTATTGTTTCCGCCACTGCTCATAATCGCTTCGGGGGACGGAGTTGGGAGTGAATTCTACACCCAAATTTTCAGCATAGGTCATCATGTCTCTGATCATGTGTTTGAATGTCATCTCAATCCCAAAGGTTTTGGTAGTATTTGCCAAACAAGCGAAAGCCGTTTTGTATACGTGCTTCAACCACTTTCATACCTTCGTAATCACACTTGTGTGTGTTGTTGGGACCGTCTTTCATTTGATAGTGCTTGTGTTCACCTCGGGGCACTTCATTACCATCCCGGTCCACAGGCACCCACAATATGTCAATCTCGCCCTCACGGAACGCATCTTCCCAGGAGTCATCTGTTTTGCACTCAAACGCAAATATCATTTCGTCCAGTACATATTCCCAACGAGCAAAGTGATTGGCATCGGTATCCCATTCGTTCTCTTTGGCAGGTGCGCTGGTACTTTTTAGTTCTTCGGGCACATCTTCATCGTCCACAAATCCTGCACCGTGCTGAGTTGCTTTTAACTGCTTTAACATGGGCAGGATGATGGGACTCAAGGTATGGTCCATGCTCCAGGTGTCCCAGTAGTCAATTTTTACGTAATTGATGGCCGGATGCACACGATCCAAGATCCATTGGATCGCACGACTAATGGGTTCAAGACGATCACTCCAGCGTTCTACCCAGGCCGGATGCTCAACATACGTGCTTTCTTCTTCAAGACTGCGAATACGCCGGTCACGACTACACTTGGACCAGTCGGTCCACCAGAACACATAATCCATGATTGTGTAAGGTGAGATCCAGTGATCACGCGGTTTACCAATATATATTTTCATGTTTATCCTTTATCAATGATATTGAGTGTACCACCAGGTGACCCAGACAGCCAATGCTGTGACGATCACAACGGCTTCCACAATGTCCCAACGATGTTTTGTTTTTTGCTTTTGCTCATTGAGATTATTGTTAATTGTGTTGGCACACAATGCAATCACTTCACGAGTGTTTGCGGCTCGCAATAGATCAGCAAATGTTTCTAATGGTTGTAGTACTGAGTCTGGTAATTCATCCAGTACAAAGCCTGCCTGTTCTGCTAGTTGTTTAGTCTGTTGGTTCATATCGTATTAAGTATCCACTTGAGTTGCGTACCCGATCCAGTGCCGTACGTTCACTGTCTTCCCCCATTACCGAGTTGTTGATCACAGCCAACGCAATCAGCACAGCAAGTACAATCCACTCTGCATGCTCTCGCATTACCAATCACCATTGTCAACCCAACCACGTATGGTCAAGAACAACCAACCCACACTCCAGGTGCGTTCATTGGGACTGGGCCAACCATCGTTGGGCTCACGTCTAGCACCAGGTATCAAGCGCCAATGCAGTGGGTTCAGTGTAACAATAACACTGATCCCACTGTACCGGAACCAATTTAGATATCTACTGTTTTGAGTTTCCATTGTTCCGCCTGTTGTTCATAGCCATCATAGCCACGTGGGTTGCACATCACACGGCATGAGCCAATCATGTAGTCAAACTCATGATGAGTGTGTCCATGCGTCCACAATTTGATTTGTGGACGATCAAGAATAAACTGATCCAGATCTGAACTGTAAGCACCATTCACCATGGTTTGATCTGCATACTGTGGGTGAGTTGACGCCCGGCTGGGTGCATGATGCCCAACTACCACATACTTACCTGTGGGGTTGGCGTCAACGGACTCTTCAACAAATTTCAACATGGCCCGGTGTTCTTCCACAGTTGCCTCGGGGCTGAATTTGCCATCACGTGTGTGACGGTGACCTTCCGAGTCCTTGTAATGCACAGGATGGCGACTGTCCTTGATGATTCTAAAATCATTCATGTAGCGTCGAATTTCCCACAAGGTATGTGGGTCTTCGCGATTCATGTCAGTCCACAGCGTACCACACAAGAATGTAACATCATCGATCATGATAGATTCTTTTTCCAGCACATGCAGATTAGGCAAGTAGCCCAGCACGTCCTTTAGGTGTGCAAAAGCGGTGGCAAAGTCGCCATTGTAGTATTCATGATTGCCCACAATATAGATCACGTGTGGAAACCGATCATGACAGCGTTGAAAGAAGTCATGGAATCGATTGCTACGATATTCTGGACCCATCACGCCGTAAGGGTCACGTTGTGTGATATCATGAGCAACACAGATATCGCCGCTCAAGATCAAGACTTCAGCACCTTGATCATTTTCAAAATCAAGGTCTCCAAATTCAAGATGTACGTCTGACACTAGAGAAATTTTCACCGAGTTCTTTCAATTGACTTTTAAGGATACGCACCGCAGTCTCATCACCATCATAGATGGCGGCAGACTTGTCCGGATACAGTTGTCGAAAACGTTCTACAATTTCCTTCAAATTGTATCCTTGGCACACAAATGCTTTGGTAATACTATTATAGCAAAAATATTGATCTTGGTCAACCTCTACTGTGAGTGGAATCAACTGCTCCTGGTCAAGATCTCTAACCACTTGGCCAATTTGGCGTTGTTCCAAATAACGACTCACTAGCCAGGTAAACACAAACCAGGACACAATGCCCCAAAACACAAGATCAAGTATAAAATTTAGTAGTTCCATAGTGTATTTACTTTCAGCCTCTCATGGATTCTAGGGTGATCATTTTGCCTAACTCTCTCTCAAAATCCAAGTCTTCTGGGACAACATACAGCCGGTGATTATGACGGTCAGTTTTGACATCATAATGCCTGAACGTCACAATCCGGCCACCAATGGCTTTGCGTACTGTGATATTGAGTCCATCATCGCTTTCAACGTCTCGCCCGACAGACAACTTGGATACAGCAGTTGCGTACACACGGTCTTGACGATCTGAATCTTCATGCCCTTCTACCACTGCTCGAGCCAACCAACGTTTTAACCAATTCATACTGACTTCCTTTGTTTCAAATATTGTTCCCACTGGATCCATTGATTGCGAACCAGGAATCCCCAGTCACGTTGTTTTGGTCCGGGACAGAATAGTGTCCAACATGTGACGTCTGGGTCTAGTTCTACTCTATGATACTGACTGGCACGGGCCCAACGCATGCTTCCCGGTCCACACCACTTGGCAATCTCTCCGACCTTTTGACCTTGGCTGTCAAACTGTGGCCGCCACTCCCAGTAGCCACCTTTGAGAATCACAGTCAGGAACGGCCAAGGATGATCATGCACATCTTCGGTATCACTTTTCAAAAACTTGTGTACAAAGATGTTGAACGGAAATCGTTCACGATCCCGGAGAAACACGTAGTAGCGTTCCAGGTAAGGTTGATTGTCTACCCGGTCCATGATAATACGGTACCGACCCCATGATTCAAAGAGTTTTTTAAGCATATCACTATTATACAAGATTAGGAATATTCAGTCAAGAAAAAACCCTGTCGTGAACAGGGTTTTTTGCGTAGTGTCCCGTGTGATTAGACACCCAAAGATATCAATATTGATCTGAGATTTTTTAGGTACCAATCAAATAGCGCCTGCCCTACAGAATTTGGTACTGGTAAATTTGTATTCTTTTGAAAATCGGCTAAAGGTTGAAATGCTTTATCAAACGAAGATAATAACCCATTGGCCGTGGCTGGATTTATCTCAGGAATAGACAACAAATTGACCAATTTTACTCTAGCAGAAGCCGCGCTATCAACGGCGCTGTTAAGAAGAGTAGTGGCATATTTTTGATCAAAAGTAAAAGGCACACTTATAAATTTTGGCTTAGCATTCCTGCTACCTTTCTCATATTTGTCATTTGTAACTCTCTCCAGGCTGGTGGTACTGTTTCTTTTAGACCAATATGCAAGGGCTGTGTTTATAGCCGGTATGATAGTGTTAATAAAATCTGCTGTCCATGCGTTTAATGCTGTGCCTGCTGCCATAATAAATCCTTTGAGTATTTATAAATATAGGTGTAGTTCGCGGAACGGGAATTCCCAACTACTCTAATGCTTAAAAGGAGCAATCAGCATGAATATTTACTACGTTTACGCCTATCTACGCAAAGATAGCACACCTTACTATATCGGCAAGGGCAAAGGTCGCAGGGCTTGGGATCGAGACCACAAGGTAAAAGTGCCGCCACAAGATCGAATTGTTTTTGTAGAATCAAACCTAACCAATATTGGAGCCTGTGCTATAGAACGCAGACTTATCTCTTGGTATGGTCGCAAGGATTTGGGTACCGGGATACTTCGAAACATGACCGCAGGTGGTGATGGATTTGGTGGCGGCAAATGGAATGAGAATCAACGCCGGGCACATGCTAACAAGATTCCGTGGAATAAAGGTATGGGCGTACCTAAGACAAAAAAAGGACCTGCGACTGGAGATCGAAATGCTTCTTCTCGACCAGAAGTAAGAGAAAAAATTAGACAAGCACACAAAGGTAAACCAAGACCGTACTCTGCCGAAACTGGGAGAAGAAGTGCCGCTAAAATTTCTGCTACTGTAACTGGAAGAAAAAGATTGTACAAAGATGATGGAAGTTGGACTTGGCAATATCCGGCTGGTCATAAAAAAGCCCGGGCATTGCACCCGGGCATATAACACTATTGAATAATAGTGTTAGATTTTTTAGGCTACGATGCCCATTGCAAGCGCCTTGTAACCAGCGGCAATAAGTTTTCGGCTTGGCTTGCCGATTTGGTACTCAGTAACCTTAACGCCATTACCAGCAACACGGCTGTTGGCATAAACACAGAAACCAGCCTGGCGAACGCGGCTGACTTCGGCGCTGAGGTTCTTAACACCAAAACGGTGTTGTGCCTGGGCAGGAGTCAATGTCTCGCCTGCTTGGAGTGCGGAAAAGACTTTGTAAGTCTTGGTATCTTCATTAAAACGCATAATTTTTACCTTTCTTAAGTGTAGCCGTTGCGTACAGCATCTAAGTATTATAGTACGACTGTAACACAATCGCAACATGTTTTGGCAACATTGCCAAACTGTGTCAACCTTTTGTAGGGCTGTGGCGTTGTATATACAGCAAGAGAAATTCTTGCTAGTTTCAAATCAAAGGAGATTACTATGAAACAATTCGTCGCTCTCATCGCTACCGTGTTTGCCGTTTCTGTGTTTGCCGCAGATGCACCCAAGAAAGAAGAAAAGAAAGTAGAAGCCAAGCCTGCTGTTACTGCGCCTGCTCCAGCAGCCAGTACACCTGCCAAGGCTGATGCCAAAAGCGCACCTACCGCGCCTGCCGCCAAAGCCGAAACTACTAAGAAGTAATCCCAACAGGTTTACCGCCATCCGGTTGCAGGGTACCAACCCATATGATGCACCGGATGATGAATTCCTGTGTTCTAGTCAGGCACGTAAGCCCCGAGTTCAACCATTTCAACCAGATCTGGATGATGATGAAGAACTAAGTGACTATGTAAAGACTAGATTACTCATAGCCAGGATACGGGCTTTACAAAAGTATCGAGAAATACAGGGCTGAAGGGCCCTGTTTTCTTTTTCTACATACCTTTGATAAATAGGTTTGCAAGCATATAAAGAGCGTATTATGTTACACACCATCACAAGTATTACCGACGAAATTGTCAATCTCCTAAAGGACGACCCAGTGCGACCTGAGATACCTGCCACCGACCGTGTTAATCAAAACAGTCGAATATACATGCTCAAGGACGGCGACCAAACCAGAGCAATCACCTGTGTGAAGTTTTTGGATGTGGTTCCTGCGGCAGTGGATGACTTGGTGGACTTGGTCGGGAGTGCCAAAACTGCGGTATTTTACACAATTTGGTCGTATGCATCTGGGGCAGGGCGTGAACTGATTGTTCGGGCTCAAGAATCAATCAAAGCGGAATTTCCCAACATCGACACCTACGTTACACTCAGTCCCAAGACCGAGATGGCCCGACGTTTCCACCTAAAGAATGGTGCTGGCATCTACCGCGAAAATTCTGACACCGTCAATTACATCTATAAGTAATCTTGCTCGTGTAGCAATCTTGTCCTGCATAGGGCGGGACCGGAGCGACACACACATACACAGGAGAAAAACATGAGCAAAACACCTTACGAGATCCGTCTCGAACTCTTGACCTTGGCCAAGGAAATTCTTCAAGCGCCAGTCTACGAAAAACGCAGTAGCCTAAGCGACGAATATCATTCCAAACTGAATGATGCCAATCGCGGAACTCTTCCTTATCCAACCATGCCCGATTTTCCGTCCAGTACGGACATTGTGGTCAAGGCCGAAGAACTTAAAAAGTTTGTAGACCAGGCGTAAAAAGAAAGCCCCGAAAGGGGCTTTCTTGTGACTACATAAATAGAAGTCAAGGACCGCTTATGTCATCATTCCCAAATGTACAATCCCAGAGTTTTGTTAGTGCTACCACTTATGTCAGTGCTAGAACCTATGTTTCAGCAGCCAACGTCGATGCTGGCAATATCACTGCCACTCGATCAATAAATGCAGGCAGTGCAAACATAACAGGCAGATACTTTTTTGGTAACGGCTCACAATTGACTGGTATTGCCAGTAGTTCTTATGCTAACTCTAATGTAGCGGCTTATTTGCCAACTTACACAGGTGCCCTAACTGGCTCAACTGTTTCGGCTAGTGGAAATGTCACAGGTGCTTACTTTGTTGGTAACGGCTCACAATTGACTGGTATCAGCACTGGTGGTACTTCATATACCAATGCCAACGTTGCGGCTTATTTGCCAACTTATACAGGTGCGTTGGCAGGCTCTAATATTGTAGTAACCGGAAATGCCACAGGTGGCAACATATTAACCGCTGGTGTTGTTTCAGCAACCGGGGCAGTATTTGGTAGCGTGTTTGTTGGAAACGGCAGTCAGTTGAGTGGAATAAATGCAGGTACAGCAGGTACCGCTGGCACAGTGACCACCGCCGCACAACCAAACATTACTAGTGTTGGTACCCTGACATCACTTGTGGTCAGTAGTAATATAACTGGTGGCAACATCACCACTGCTGGTACAATATCGACCACTGGTACAGTCATAGGTGATTCGGTGGTGGCTACTAATTTAAATGTAGGCAATGCAGTTTCAATATCTGGAAATCTACAGGCTAATTATCTAAGAACAACTGGATCAATATCTGCCGCAGGTAATATCGCCGCACAAAATTTAGCAATCACTGGAGCCTTTGCACCAGCCACAATCAGCGCCAGTGGCAATGTGTTTGCTGGTAATATTGCTACAGCGGGATACATATCTGCTGCCGGCGTAGTAATTGGATCAATGATTAACAGTCCTAATGTTATTGCTACAAACTTGACTGTTGGAAATATTAATGGAACCCCTTATATTGCAACTAGTGGTCCAGCATTTATAGCCACAATAACTAATGGGCAAAGTCTTCCTGTATCGCCCCTTTCGATAACGCAATATCCACTTGTATATAATAGTGTTAGTAAAAATATTAGTAATGGTTATCAGGTGTCAGGAACTAATGCTGGAAAATTTATTGCACCTGTTGCTGGATACTATCAGATTAGTGCTTGTGCTGGAGGATTTCCTCCTTTATCGATTATTCCCTCCACTGCATATTATGGATCTGCACTAATTGGAATATACAAAAATGGCTCTCCGGTGGCATCTGGTCCGTTTCAAGAACTTAAAATATTAACCGGTGTTGGATGGGCAATAAGTTCATCTTCTATTAGCACACTTGTGTATCTTGCAGTTGGTGATCAACTACAGTGTATTTTAGCGTATGTTACCAACATTACTGGATGTACTACTCTTTCAAGTATTGTACCGCAATACTTCCAAGGATGTTGGCTCCGTGCATAAAACAAAAGCCCCGAAAGGAGCTTTCTTGTGAGTGTAGCAGAATTACCGATGCCATTGCCCTTCAAAGCAATGGCGTATTTCATGACCCACTATGGCCATGTCAGTGACCAGTCCAGTGTAGATGGTACAGGCACGATTGTTGTATTCTGAGCAGGCCAAGATGCGTTGACCAGCCAAGGCTGGAATCTTGTTTTGGCAAACTGCACTCACATTCTCCACTACCACCCAGCGTATGATTTTTTCTGGCAGGTTGGGTTGGGCTTCAAATTGTATGTTGTAACTTTGCGCAGACGCCATACTGCTCGAAAACAACAATGCCGCAATTAGAGTCAATTTCATGACAACTCCTTGATATGTTTACACTCGCCTCTAAATTTGAATCCTGAACAGGTGCATGACCATGAGCCACGCACTTCGTTCACTGTGTACTGATCGCCTTTGCTTCCTGTCACAGTGAACACACGACCTTCAGGTTCAGGTTCTTTCAAGTCAGTTTCAAACTGAACAGAGTTAATGGTAAACTTACGGCCACGCAGATCAATGCGGATTGGGTTTTTAAATACTTTGATTGTGCCTGTACCAAACGGCTTAAAAGCATACATCTTGCTCTTGCCATCATCTAATAAGTACACGCCATTAGGTGTATTATCTCGGTAGTCAGTAGTTTCAGCAAACCATTTCATTTGGCCATGATCCTTGCTATGACTTCACGTGCCTCAGCAAAGTCTACAATTTCGGGTTCCCGATATTCTGTTGGCCTGCCCGCAGGCTTGGGCCAACTTGCATAGGGTTGTGTCCACGACATTTTAAACCAATAGTCTTTGGGATCTATCATTACATTGTCCAAAAAAGTTCTGAACTGGGCGAGCAAGATCTAGGAGTATTCACGTCCTCTTGATATTCTTGGCCAGTCATAAGATTAGTGCGGGTAACCATCCGGGGTTTGTAGTGATTGGTAGCAATGATAGCAAGTTCGGAGATGTTCCAACCCGACTTGCGGCAGAGACGAGTGCGGGTGGCCATTGCGGCACCAAAAGTTTTGTATGCACGAGTTTTGGCAGGACCGTCGTTGACAATTAGACCTGAACCTTTGCTGACAACATAATAACTGTGACTCATTTCTGGCTCCTTTTAGTTTCTATACAAGTATTATAACCGATCGAGAAATATTGGTCAACCAAAATCAATTGGCCATCAGTGTGATTTGTACGTCATGTCCCTCGTGGGTGATGTTCACACCCACTGGGCGACCAGCACCAGTAAAACTACTGTGACGGCGATCATAAGCCAATTTCTGTATGGCCAGTCGCAGAGCGGCACCGTGGCTCGCTGTGGCTGTTTTTGTGTAGATGTCGTTGATAGTACCGTACATACCAAAACCGTTGACAATAAAACGAATTCGGGTGCTGTTACTAAATCCTGCTACGTGGCGCATTTGGTGCTCCTGTTTTGTTACTCTATGTCTATATTATAGCAAAAGGACCATTATTGGTCAACCAAAAGAAAACCCCACATCTCTGTAGGGTTTTGGTAGTACTTGAGTATTACTTTTTGGGTTACATTTTTACTTCAATAATTCGTTGGCATGAAGTATGCTCAACGCACGATCTACTGATCGATCCCACGAAAATGCATCACGTATGATAGAACTGTTGGCAAAGGCCCTTGATTGTAGTGTGACATAGTTGTCTCGCGAGGTTCTTAATGCTGAGCGGATGCTGTCAACCCTGGGTTGTGCCCATGAACCCCAGTTGCCATCATCAGTGGGGTAATAAGATTTATATTCCTCACAAGCAATAGGAGCCATGTCAAACTCCACAGGTACCACACTGGAAGGTATGTGCTGTAAAAATTCTGTGTGCGCACTGTGCATGACTGTGATGATGGGCAAGCCCACTGCCGCGGCTTCAATTAGTGGCAGTCCCCAACCTTCACCTTTGGTGGGCAACACAAAAATGTGGCTTTGTTGATACAGGTCAATTAGGTCAGATGTTGAACTGGTGCCCCATAACACTCGCACGTTTTGAACGCCAGTGCTTTCGATCCAACCAGACAGTTCATTGTACTTGGCCGCTTGGTTGGTAAAATAATTGCTTTTGACCACAAGTTCCACGTCAGAATCATTGCCAAACTCCTGGATCCAGGCATATATGGTTTCTATAATACTTTTCCTCAGTTCATACTTGCCGGCAATGAGATAACTCAAGATAGGTGATTCTACTCTGGGTGCGTATGGGTGATATCGAGCACTGTCTACTCCTTCGGGTACCACATGACACAGGTCAGCCGCAACACCACCGTCAACTAAAATCTTCCGTCCCCACTCACTGGGAACCCATACTTGGTCTGCGGTCAGCATGGTGTTCATCACAGTGGGTGGCACTCGAGTACTTTCAAACACAACCCATTGAATGTTTGTGCCTTGATAGTGATCTTGTATGGGCATGCTCACAAACGAGATATTGATGTCTTCGGGACGACTGCGTTCAACCCCGGCCCAGACTTCATCCTGATTGTCACAGTTGATTTCTTCCACTAGATTGCCTATGTGACTTATACGTCGAAGAGCATCGGCAAAATTGCTATAATGTACGCCTATTCCGTACTGGTTTCTTTGTCCAATTAATCTGATTCTCATAATATATAATGGTTTCTACGTAGTGGTAAATACTGGCGAAGGAGAAAAATAAATGTCACAAATGTTTATTCAATTTATAGAACGTCTTGCTGAGATGTTCCCCAAGCAAGGTTATCAATCGCGTTTGGAACAGTATTTAAGCACCAAATGCATAACCAGCGCATCAGACGTAGAATACTGGCAACGTCAGTACGACAAACAATCAGATAGGAATTTTGCATGAAACAATTTTTAAACTCAGTTTGGAATTTTCTTGAAGCCATGGGCGAAGCCCGTGCAGCCACAGTATTGGCCAGGGCAGGTAAAATAAACGAAGCCAAGGCCATATACGCAAAATGATTGCAGATATATTGATGCTGTATCGCTGGGCTCGTGAAGGTTGGGAAATTCATCCCTAGTGTGGGGTTAATAACCAGCCTTGGTCTGATACTCGGTGGTACCAGTGATAAAATGGCTCATTGATTGCCAATGTGCCGTTGGTTGCTAGATGCAAATACCTAGGTAATATATCAACACCATCAACGGTGACAGTGTCATCTGCGTTGAAAAACAACGGGTCGTGTAGGTTGGCATCAACGGCCTGGTCATTCACAACAACGTTTAGTTTTAAATCAGTAGCCAGCAGTTCTGAAAAGTTCTTCATATTGGGGTAGATAAGTTAGTACGCTGTTGCCACGGCCGGCTTCAATGCGTTTTAGATAGGTCACTAGTGCAGGCAATCTAAAACTTTCATCGGATTCACGTTTCAAATAGTTCACGTAACTTTGTAGATCTTGCACAATCTGTTGTTGAGCCACTGATGGATCTCGAGTGTTCACAATGGTTTTGCTGTTGGTATCATGTTCCGCAATCCAAGATTCCATACGATCGATTATGGGCAGACGATGACTCAAGGGCAGTACCGAAGGGCGCATGCATTCAGGTTGATCTAAAAAATTACAACTTTCGATTGCTATTGATCGATCCCAGGCATACTGGTACACACTCAACAAAGAGTCAATGGTCAATGCTGTGGGAGTGGTACGGAACTGCATGAGCCAATTGTGATCCCGTGCTATAGCAATCCATTGGTCCAGGTACTGATGTATCTTGGGCATGGTAGCAGGCCAACGCACATAATCGTTTACCGTGTCAAATGATTCAATACTCATGCCAAGATTTACGCCGGCAAATTGTGAAAGCAAATCAACCACGGGCTGATTCCACGTGATAAGATTGGTAGTGAATCCAATGGTGGCTGTGCGATTCAACCCTGATCGGATCATGGCTTGTAGTATGGTTTGAAACGCCGGAGTTATCAAGGTCTCGCCACCAATAAAGTGTAGATACTGAATATGCGGACTTGCTTCCAGCATGGCAATGAATTGATTGACCAGTGTTGGATTATCGGTCCAGTTTGGTGCCGGCAGTTGATCAATAAAACCTATGCGTTTCCATTCCGTGGCCAATCGTGAACTGGCATTGGGGTGACAAAAAATACAAGCACTGTTACAATGATTGCCAAGATCTATTTGCCAATCTTGGGGCAACTGTGAGAATTCCTGCGAGGCCAAGGTGTTGACCCAAGGACTTGATGCTAGGGTCTTTTCAAACTGTTCAACCCGCACACCAATCTTGAGTAGTTGTTTTTGTCTGCCGCTGACCTTGTTGTGTGTCTCCATGAGATAACATCTATTGCACCCCGCCACTGGTTCACCTTGCAACATGGTGGTGCGTACACCGGCCATGTGCTGTTGAAAAAAACTTTGAGGATCAACGTCCCGGATGTTGACTTCTGTTGTGTTTTTGTCTGCCCAACGGCAATAGGTCATACCGCCATTGTTGGTAATACGCATGTGGAACCATGGGCTTGGGCAAAAATGATTTTTTAGTGCCATTAACGTTTGTCGAGTATCTTGTCCACTAATCCATAGTCCAAGGCTTCTTGAGCTGACATAAAGAAATCACGTTCCATGTCTGCACTCAACTGCTCAAAGGTTTTGCCCGCTGAGTTGTGCTTGACATAGATCGTAGTAAGATATTCTTTCATCTTTTGGATTTCTCTTGCTTGGATTTGGATGTCTGTGGCTTGTCCTGAAGCACCACCTGATGGTTGGTGAATCATGTGTCGAGCATGGGGCAGAATCATGCGCTTGCCTGCGGCTCCTGCTGTACTTAGCAGACTTCCCATGGAACATGCTTGTCCCATCACAATGGTCTGTACGTCACATCGAATAAACTGCATGGTGTCGTAGATGGCCATGCCTGCTGTGACTGATCCGCCAGGCGAGTTAATATACAGGCTGATGTCTTTGTCTGGATTTTCACTTTCCAAAAACAACATCTGTGCTACCAGCAAACTGGCTGTGTGTTCTGATACTTCTGTGTCCAGCATGATCACACGGTCTTTTAGTAATCGGCTGTAGATGTCATAACTGCGTTCACCTTTTGAGGTTTGTTCAAGCACAATTGGCACTAGATTTGGCATGGGGTCTCCTTGTTCAAAGCATAAGTATAACATATTCTTACGGAAAAAACAATGCGTGATCTACTCAATTTACTTGATAATGTTCTTATGGAAAAAAGTCGTGGCCTATTGTATCGCGATGCGGGCGACTCGTTTTTCCAAGGATCCAAGGATAACCCCACTGCTGAAATTGTATTTGACAAGGTTGACTACTTTCCTGGCATGCCAGGTGCCTATGCCAACTATGATGAAATGTCGCTAACAGGTGCAGATTTGTTCAAACAATATCCCAGTATTACTTGGAGTAACAAACCCACACAAGCCAGCAAGGCCTTTGCTATTGTTACATTCAACGGTCCCGAGGCCGGGCAACAAACATATTTTGGTAGATTTTTCAATGAAATAAAACCTGACATGGCGGGCTTTTGGAAAAACTCCGAACTGCCCGGAGGTTGGCAATTGAACAAAGCAGTAAGTTTAAAAGGTGCGTATTACAAACTCAAACCTGCTGACTTGTTTCCAGCAAATTCTACGTTCGATACTCCATCAGATACCGTGGCTGCCATGGGCACTAGACCAGGAACAACACCCGATCAAATGGCCAGCATTGATAAAGTACGACCTGGCATGGATCAGTTGCTGGCTGGTCAATTGCCAAAGTTTGAAAACATGGGCGACATGGTCACTGCTGTGCGTGATGACCTAGGAGAAACCATTGGGCCTATTGCTTTGATCCAGGGCATGGATATGGGAGTGGGTGCTGAAGCCGCACGTAAAGATATACTTGGCAAAGATGGTACCTATGATGGAAGCGCGATCAATTTCCCAGCTGACAAAAACAACGGTCTAGTAGACAGTTACTTGTTTCATCCAAGTGGTATAGAGATTGGTATCTCTAGCAAGGGTGAAAAAGGTGCGTCGGCATCAGTTAAAAATATTTCGGATGGTGTGACTACTGCACGTAACAAGGGCATGACTGAGTTGCTTGACACGTATGCGTCGCAGGTGGAAATTATTGAAAAAATTGGATCCATGAGTGCTATAGACTTTCCCATAGTGTATGGCATAGAGCAAGGCATCATTGATCAGGACACTGGAGCAGAAATAAAGCAGTTGGTTAAAACCAATGCCACACCTACCAATCCGACTATCCTGGATCTTATGGGTGACATCAATGCCAAAACAGATAACCCACGTTACAATACAGGGTATCACACTTTGGCCGCCTTGGCTCGACGTGTGGCCAAGAACGTAAATTCAGATCCCAAGTTTGGTGAGGCTTGTTTAAAGTTTCTTAACTCCAGTCCTATTATTCAGTTGCACCTAAACGGGTCTGAAAAATCCGGCAATTATACTGTCACTGGATTTACCAGTAAATATCCGCCAGATTTCAAAGGAACTGTGGGACTAGATGCTACTAAAGTTTATGCGGCTACCGGTATTATTGGGCGTGTGAGTTTTAGTTACAACGGTGGTGGCAATAAGGATACTGATGTAACCACCACTGCGGTAGGCGACACTGATGCTGAGAATGCAAAACTTGATCAGGTAGGTTCTGAACCTAGACTGTCTGGTCCAGGTGCTCGAGCATCCAGACAAAGTCAAGAGCCCGACTTTGACGAAAAGACGCTGGGACGTAAGAAAAAAGGTTAACTCTTGACCACACTGATGTCATCGCAGATGCCCAGTGCTAGTGCTTCTTGGGCTGACAGCCAGATGTCTTGTGGTGGCAACAGGTTCGTGCGTATTTCTTCCCGACCCAGTCCTGTACACAATTCATAGTGTGCAATCATTCGAGCCTGTGTGAGTTCAAACTCACGCATGGTAGCAAACAACTCATGTGCCTTGCCTTCGTTGTACCATGAGAACTGATGGCTTAGAATACTTGTGTTGGGAGTGAGCACCCGGCGTCCGTGAGTGCCGGATATGAAGATTAGCAAGCCTGCTGATGCAATGGTTCCTAGTCCCACAGTTTTTACTGGAATTCGAGAACTCATCATGACATCAATCAAGGCAAAGGCCGCACCCATGTCTCCTCCGTTGGAGCAGACCATGAGCAGTAGTTCTTTTTTCTTTTTCTTGGTCACATAGTTTTCGTAAAGCAACCATTCCACAACTGGTTTGATACTTTCTTCATCTACATCTCCCATGAAAACATACATGCCGGAATCGGCAAGTGCTTGGGCGTGAGTTTGTTCTGTCGGGGTAGTTTCAATAGTTGGCATGATCATAAAAGAGGAAAAGCGGTGTTGTTGGCACCGCTTCTATTTATACGCCGTTTATCGTACGGTGGTTTGGCCGATTACTGCACCGGGTTTGGCCAGTGCTTCATCCCGTTTTTGTCGGTATTCAGCATTGTCCACATCAAGTAACTTGACTTCACCTGACGTTGTGGGCACAATTACAGGAGCAACTCGGCTCTGTGGAGTCAATCTACGCTCAAGTGCAGAATCAGCATCTTGCTCACGCTTGGAATCACGGGCTTCGTTGGCGTCCATATCACGCTCTGCGGCGCGACCACGGATCTCTGCTTCACGTTGCATACGAGTTTGATCTCTGCGTGTTTGCATTGCATTGTTGGCGCCTGTAGGCAAACGCAATAACACATAGACCTTGTAGTACTGACCATCATGTGTGGCCTGACTGTCAACTCGTTGGGCGCCACTCAATTCGCCATTGGCATTTTTGCGAGTGACTTGTTGATAGTTTTCGATTGTGACACTTCCACGATCGGCTTTGTAACTGTTGGTCTGTGTTGTAATACGGCTGTACATTTGTTCAACCAGTTTGCGCTCTGCGGCCATACGTGCTTTGTCGTAGGCCATCTGCTCATCTGTTGATGTTGCAGTGCCCACAGCAAATGTCATGTCTTCAGTGTCTGGGGGCAAGTTCACAAACCAAGCAGGTGCCTGCGGTACCACTCGAGCCTGTGCCTGGGGCAAGGCGTAAGGATGCGGCGGTGGCGCAATCTCAACCACTCGAGCAGCCGGAGCCGGCGTAGGTGCTATTGTTTCGGCCTTTTGTGTGCTGGCACAGGCCACAAGACTCACTGCCACGGCCACGGTTGATAAACGCTTGATTAACATACATACCTTTCAGGTTAGTTTTACGATAGTTAAATTATACAGGATTGATTATATTTTGTCAACCACTACCCACTGATCCGTTTCCAATCTGCAGATAATGCCTTGACGTGTGACCACATCGGTCTGGGCCCATTCGGTATCCAAAAACCAACGGCACCGAGTGCCATTGTGCCAGAACTCTCGAGGATAATCCGGGTGCGGCCTAAACTGGTGCAGGCGTCCTTGTGTGCCCACTGCTGTTCGTCTTAGGGTGTCCATATTGGGGCGATCAGTACAGACCATGGTGCTTTCTCCACGCACACCAACTGGAGCCACATGTGTTCTTACACTGGCATCTGCTCGGCTCATGGCCACAGCACAGGCTTCGGTGTCAGGTGCGTTGCCCGGCCAATCATACACGCCTGTGGCCAAGTACCACTGAGCACCAATTCTGGCTTTGTAACTCACTTGGCATCTGCGATATCCTTGGCTGGGACTGGGCACAATGTCCTTGCGAACGTCACTGCGTTCTTCAATTCTCACTGTGGCCGAAGTAGTGGTGCGATCAGTCATCACACATTCGGCCTGTGCCAGTATGGGAATCAGGGCCGCTAATAGCAATCGTTTCATTGGCAGTAACTCAATTGGTTAAGATGGAAGTCAATATACTTGTTGGGGTGGTTGTGTGCAATGTCATGATCTGGTGTCCATGAGAATGGACGAAACGTGCTTCGCATGCTGGAGGCAAATTGTTCATCACGGCTTTGTCTCATGCTTTGCAACATGGCCACCTGCTGTGATTTGATTCTGCAATCAACTTGAAAGTGATTGAGGTCTCGAGTGCTCATCGGCACACGACGGGGATCAATTTGATTGGCACAGCCACTAAACAGGACGACACACATAACGCAAATGCCAGATGCGATGACGGAACGATGCACGGCTGGTTTCATAATCTTCTTGCCTTTCTAGGGAGTGACGTGGGACGCGGGCTTGGGTTTCCAACCAATTGATCATGGCCACTTGATTGGCACAATCATTGGGCATGGCTGACACACTGGCGGGTGGATTGTAGTTCACGGTTGCGGCACAACCAGTGAGCAACACGATGGGTAGCAGTCGACCGATCATGCCCATAACTCCAGAGCGTTGTACAACTGATCAGTGGGCACACCGTGTTGGGTGTAACCTTCTAGTACCAGATCAAAATAACCTTGCCCAGGCAATCCATCTGCCTGACCTGGATTCATAAAATACACAATGGCATCTTTCGTCTCGCCGTTGTGTTCTACCACCATCTCAATGCGATTGTAGTAGTGTGGGAAGCCTTCTAAGGCATCCAGTTTCTGTAAACATTCTTCGGTGATTGACCACAGCACTCCGTCCACATAGCAGTCAGGAACCACTACCACATCAGCATGAATAGCAAAGCGAAACGCATTATCTAGCAGTCGTGCAGGGCCAAGGCTCTGGGCCTGCGGACACCGATACGCCATCTCATGCAAGTTGGTGTTCATGCCGTAGCCGAAGTAAAGTTTTGTGTCCATAGCCGTATTATAGCAAATGACGAATTATTGGTCAAGAGAAAGCCCCAAAATCTGGGGCCTTGCAAATTGTAATACTTGAGTATTACTTTTTAGCGGTTGCTGGCTTGAGCGCCTTGAAGAAATCTTCGCATGATTTGAAATAGTCAAATTTAGCGGCTTCTTGAACTGCTTTGACTGCTTCAGTTGTAAGTGTAGTGAAAGTATCTGTACCAACCTTGGCGGCTCGTTTGGTATAGTCTGCTTGTGCGTCAATGAATTTGATCATTGATTCTTTGGCAGTTTCGTTTGTAACGAATGTGTTAACGAAAGTTTTTTTACCGGTTTGAACGGTGTCGATGATTGCGTCTGCTGTAAACATATGGTTCTCCTATAAAGCGAGTTTACTATAGGACCCGGCCTGTCCAGCGTCCTATGTAGTATTATATATGATTTCGCAACCACAAATCAATGGTTTTCTCTAGTGAGCGATCACTAATAAATAACTGCACAGGAGAACCATATGTTACGATTTTTAAAAGGCTTTTTTGCCAAGCCAAAACACCCAGATACCTTGCCACCAACAGCACCATACAAAGTGGAAGCACCCAGCACCGATTGGCCATTTCCCAAAGCAACTGAAATTGTTCCGGAACCCGCTCCAGTAGCCACAACTGCTCCTGTCAAAAAGCCCCGAGCACCTGCCCGGCCCAAAGCGGCACCTGTTGCAAAACCAGCAGTGGCGTCCAAAAAACCACGAGCCAAAAAACCCCTGGCTGAATAATACACAAAGGAAACGATCATGGCAGAACAAAAATCACTCTCACGCTCAGAACGTGAAGCCGTCATCAAAGATAAAGCAGGATGGGTAATTGTTGTATTCGCGGCATTTTTGGCCATCAACACATATCTAGGCAGTGGCAACTCGGGTCGTATACTAAACGACACAATCGAAGCCAACAACACTTGGGCATTTTATCAAGCAAAATCAATCAAGGGTACCTTGGCCGAAATGTCATTAGATGATGCTATGGCTCGTAAGGATGTGAACAAGGTTGCCTCACTCAGCAAGAAGATTGCACGTTATGAATCAGATCCTGTAACAGGCGAAGGCAAGAAAGAACTTATGGCCAAGGCTCGTGCTCTAGAAGCAGATCGTGCTGTGGCCAAACAACGTAGCCCTTGGTATACATTTGCTGGATCACTATTCCAGATTGCCATTGTGTTATTAAGTGCTAGTATATTGGCAGTGAACAATCGCTTGTATACAGCCAGTTTGTACGTAGGCGGCATCGCAATGGTGCTGATGAGTCAGGCCATCTGGCTCTGGATTCCCACCTTGTTTTAAACCCAGTTTAATCTAGCACCAGGATCCTGTAAATACTCTAAGCCCTGAACAACAAGGGCATGGAGTACAATGAAAAAATATGGGGCCATCTATAGAACTGTAATCTTAGTATCATTGCTAATACTATGTGCTTCCGCGATGGTATCAAGTTCACCCATGTACGGAGGCAATCGACCCAGTGTTGCCCAAGAACTACCCTCTAGAGAACGAGAAGTCCGACTCAACCACGGCATTGCCGAATGTGTAAGAACTGCCTGGATTGGTGACATCAACAATAGAATCTTGATCTGTGTTGAGTATCGGTTGAAGAAAGAGATAAAGTAATGGATCCCATAACATTATTTGCTCTGGCCAATACAGCGGTTGCCGCTGTGAAAAAAGGCTGTCAACTGTACAAGGACATCAAAGGTGCCTCAGGCGATGTCAAGGCTGTTCTCAAGGATCTCGACGAGCAGTTTCACAACGCACACAAAGACAAACCCGCAAGTGTAGAAGCACGTAATCAGTTTGTAAAAGAAAAAAATCGTGTGATAGAATTGAACAAACGCGATGGTGAGACTGCAGGCATCTATACTGAACTAGGCGAGCACCTGGGTGCCTACTATGACAACTACTACAAGTGTATGGCCATATTTGAGGAGGAAGAAAAACATCACGAGCATGAGATCTATCAAGGTGATGCCAGTCTAGGCAAACGTGCTCTACAGCGTGTGCTGATGAAAAAACAACTGGAACAGATGGGCACAGAACTGCGTGAGATAATGGTGTACCAATCGCCTCCTGAACTGGGTGCCTTGCACTCGGACGTTGAAGACATGATGGAAAAGATGGGCAAGCAACAAAAAATTCTTATTGCCCGGCAAATGCGAGCAGATCATGCCAGTGCTGTCAGGCATCGCAGACGCATGGATGCTGTGTGGGCCAATGCTGTGTGGGGAGTGGCAGCCATTGTTATTGCTTGTGCCATTGGACTGATGATGGTATGGGTAGTACAAGACAGAATTCAAAAGTATCCTGAACTAGGCACAGGTATTGTACCCAAAACAGAACGTCAACGTCAACAGGAAGCAGAACCCAAACGATATTCAGGAAGATAATTTAGTGTCTGTGAGTCAGCCAATAGGCAAAGCCCAGAGCAATGGCCCCAGACAAAACAAGGATCAATAGAGTAACACCCAGCACCTTGCCAGCAGGATTATCTGTCACTAGATCGTTTAGGTCTTCAAAGATACTACTCATATCACGTATTTAGAACAGACTTATAAAAACAAAAGCACATACATATGAGTAAATAAAACATGACAGAACTAATCGCAACACTGGTAATGACACACATTACCATCGTCTGTGTCACATTGTATTTGCATCGTGGCCAGGCTCACAAGGGCATTGAGTTTCATCCCATCCTTGAACATTTCATGAGATTTTGGTTATGGCTCACAACAGGCATGGTAACCCGACAGTGGGTGGCCATACATCGCAAACATCACAGATACAGTGATGTGGAAGGTGATCCGCATACCCCTCACGTGTACGGTATATGGCAGGTATTATTCAAAGGAGCAATGTTATATCATGCGGCATCAAAAGATAAAGTCATGGTTGACGCATACGGTCGTGATACTCCTGCTGATTGGATGGAGCTTCACGTATACCAGCCTTACTCTAGACTTGGCATTGGCATTCTCTTTTTGCTAGACATCTTGGTGTTTGGTTGGTGGGGAATGTTAATCTGGGGCGTCCAGATGATATGGATTCCATTCTGGGCCGCAGGTGTTATCAATGGACTAGGCCATTGGATAGGATATAAAAATGGCAAAACTAAAGATCATAGTCGTAATATTAGTCCTTGGGGCATTGTTATTGGCGGCGAAGAGTTGCATAACAACCACCACTTGGACCCAGCGAGTGCCCGCCTCTCTAAAAAGTGGTGGGAGTTTGATATAGGCTGGATGTGGCTTGGCCTGTTTAGACTGCTAGGGCTTGCTAGACTGCGCAATCAAGAGTAATCTTGGCGAAGGTCAGGGTCAATCAACTGGCCCTGCATCAAGTATATGGGGCTCTTGCGATAGATCCATACATCGTGAAACGGATCAGTTATGATCTTTAGACACCAGACCAGTGCAACTCGTCGGCTTTGCAGTGCGGTCAGTTGAATCATTCTAAACACAACACCGGCCGCACCCAGCCATAACCATCCCATGCCCACGCGATTCACAAATGTCATTGGGTCGTTGTCGGGAATCAGCAGGTTCATTAGTTCAGCATCAAAGTACGCCAGCACAGGCACAGCCGCCCAACAGGTCAGTAGCACACGTTTGCGTTTCAAGTTAAATCCAATTTTGATTTTTTCTTTGTGGTCAAATGTGGCCTTGTTGTATTCATCGTAGCCGTGCGGCTCAAAGAAAAAATGTCCGGCTTGACGAGTGGTCATGGCAATCAACCATGCAATGTATGCACTCACAACAGGATCAATGAACAGATACACATAGGCAATCAAGAAACTTGTGGCTGAAATCAAGTGCAAGAATTGATTGATTCTGCTATGATGATAGTAACGATGGTCGTCCCAGCGTTGCTCGCGAAGTGTTTGTAGTATTTCTTTCATTGAATTTCCTTTGGTTTATTTACTTGGTCCACAAGTGGTTGGGAGTGAGATTGTCTCGGAATATGTGCCAGGCTCGATCCCATGACCAACGTTGACTGCCTGACCATACTTGTTGTCTATTTAAGAACAAACAATCAGTGACTGCTTGCTTCAAGTCTTCATTCATACAACCTGTAACGCCTTCATCAATCACATCCTCTGGACCTTGACAAGGGTAGGCTGCAACAGGTGTTCCGCAGGCCATGGCTTCTATCATCACAATGCCAAATGTTTCCCAGCGTGACGGAAACACAAACACATCTGCCATGGCATAGTATTGGGCCAGTTCTGCGCCTGTTTTGAATCCCACAAACTCCACATCAGGATACTGCTTCCGGTATTTTTCTAGCATGGGACCATCACCTACCATGATCTTGCGACTGTTGGGATATTGTAATTCAAAAAAGTCTTCCAGGTTCTTTTCTTTGCTCACACGGGCAACACACAACAGCACCTTGACATTGTCTTGTCGATCTCGATAGCCAGGATGAAATATCTCACGGTCCACACCACGTGTCCAGGAAATGACTTCTCCGTCAAAGCCATGCGCTTGTAACTCCGCTACCATTGAGTCAGTTGTGGTCAACACCTTGCCCGAGTGCTTGTGAAACCAACGCACAAATCGCCAGGTTATAAATTCAGGAATGCCAAATAACTTTTTAAGTCCCTCAGGAAACTTAGTATGATAAGCGGTATTGTGACAAATATCACCCAGTGAAAGATATGCTCTAGCCCACAAACCCAGAGGACCTTCTGTGGCGATGTGGATATAATCCGGACGTATCTCCTCAATCTTCGCGCCCAGGTTACGCGGATAGGCAATCTTGACTTCGTGGTACCTAGGACAATCAATGTAGCGGAACCGCCCGGGATCAATATAATCAACATGATAACCATCGCGAATTGCATGAGCCTCAATGTTCTTGTAAGTGGTGACCACACCATTAATTTGATCCGGTAAGTTGTCCGTTATTATCAGTATCTTCTTTGTCATGTTCTTGAGTCCATGTTACAATCTCCCAGTGCCCGTCGTGATGTTCTACCAAGGCGGTACATGATTCTACCCAGTCGCCATCATTCATGTATACAACGCCGTTGATCTCTTTTATTTCTGCGTGATGGATGTGACCACAGACCACACCGTCAAATCCTCTTTTTTTGCAGTAGGCTGCAAGATTCCGTTCAAAGTGAAATATGAAGTCAATGGCTTTTTTGACCCTATGCTTAAGAAACTGGCTAAGACTCCAGTAACCAAAACCCATACGATGGCGGATCCAATTAAATCTGCTATTAAGCCCCAGGATAAAATCATATGCTTTGTCTCCTAAAAAACTCAACCACGGTGCCAGGCGGGTAATACCATCAAATAGGTCGCCGTGCACCACAAGGTAATGTTTACCATCTGCACCCACATGTTCGCATTGATTACATATTTCCACAGTACCGAATGTGGCGGCATATGGTATCATGGGACGCAGGAATTCGTCATGATTTCCAGCCACGTATACAACCCTAGTGCCACGCTTGGCATGACCAAGAACCCTGCGAACCACATTGGTATGGCTTTGTTTCCATCTCAATCTATTTTGTTGCATCTTCCAGGCGTCAATGATGTCGCCTACTAGATATAAGGTATTGCAGGAGTTGTGCTTTAAGAAATTGTTTAGTTCTTCTGCCTTGCAGTCTCTTGTGCCAAGATGGACGTCACTAATAAAAATACTGCGGTATGTTTTTGGCATCTAGTATTTAGGCAGAATTGTGTTACTGTTTTGTTACAAACATTTGGTCCACAAAATCCAACAACAGTGTATGGTGTTGACCCCTATGATATCGACCCCGCATCCAGGAGTAACTGTCGTACCAGAATTGTTCACTTTCAGGATGACATCCTATTAGACCAATGTTGTTTTGTATAATGGCCATGGCATCACCATTCATGTATGTGGCCATGGTCTTAAACTTGGTCCGGTCGCCTACCAGGGCACAGCCATCGTAAAAGAACATGTTCCAAGGCTCGATGTTCCCCCAACGATCGCGCCATAGCACAGGCAAGTTCTTGGCATGTGGTCTATGTGTGTCTGTACCCGGACGTCGGATATACTGTACTGCATCCACACCATCTAATATATCAAGATATTCACTTCCGGCCCAGTAGGCGCCCATACAGATGCCCAGGTATCTGCCACCACGAGCAAGAAATTGTTGCACACGTTCGGCATTGTGTTTGAAAAGTGATTCAAATGAATCAGCATCACCAAAGCCGCCGGGCACAGCAATCATGTCCACGTCATCAAAGAACACATCTTCTAGTTTGTTTTTACCAAATATTTTGAATTTGTAATGATCACCCAAGGCTCGCATGAGCCCATTACCGCTTTGCACACTGCATTTGGGGTCGTGCAAGAACAGGGCTATGGTGGGTTTCATTCAGTATTTAGTGACCGTGATTTTTTGACAGTTTTATGACACAAAAAAATACCCCAAATTTTGGGGTATCTACTGGTTACGAGTTCCAGCGCCACTCTATCATTGTGGTCGGTTGCATTTATTTATAGAAGTATATGTTACAATAATATTACTGAGATAGCATCCTGATCAGGCCCACCGTATCGATACTGACTAACAGGATGTAGTTGGCCAACATACCAAACGATTGACGAGTCCAACTAGCCCAAGCATACATAGCACAACCACTAATCCATATAGGGTAAAGTACCACGAGAGGGGGATTAGGTACAGTGGCAGCCATCGTAATACTGCACCCAATAGACACAGCCCAAGCCAGTACTTCCACGAAAAACCTAAGTGGGTTAGTTTTGTAGTCACTTCGAATCCAATCAAAGATGTTGAGAAATATATTGTTCATACAGTTGTTCACTTGCCAAGTTTTTGCCCTTGGCTTCTACTTGTATATCAAACTGATCACGAAAGCCTAAGACCCATGCGTTCACAGCCCAATTCCAGCAGAAGTCACTGTGTGCCCGGAGTTTCTGCTTTTTATAACCTCTAGCAAGAAGTTCAGCAAGGTCTGGTCGAACTCCTGGATCATGGTCGACAAGAATATCTTCGCGGCTAGTACTAAAATGCATTGCAGGGCGAACGCCGCGCCAAGAGTCAATAACCCTACTTGTACGAACGTCCTGCGGTTCGATGTATTCGCCTGAGTTGATCCAGTGGTGGTGTACATCCAACACAAGAGCCACATGCTGAGCCACAGCCAAAGTAGTGTCCAATCCATTTGTCATCTCGTCATTCTCGATGGTTATCAAGTTCCTGGCCTCTGGAGTGAGGCGACCCAAGGTCTTCAGGAATTTAGCGGGACCACCTTTACCCGATAAATGCACATTAATCTTAAATCCATGATCATGCCAGGTGGCACCGTAGCCCATCCATCTAGCCATGTCTGCATGATACTCAAACTCTAACACACTGCGTTCTACAATCTCGTCGCTTTCACTAGCAAGTACACAAAACTGTCCAGGATGGAAACTCAGTCGCACACCCAGGCGTCTTGCAGTTTCGCCTATGGGAGCAAATATCTTCTCACAGTGACCTTGAATCTCTGTTCGTTGCCACCAGTCAATCCAATTGGCTTCAGTGTAGCCCTGTAGCATTTCACTGCCCAGACGTACCATTCTACGACCTTCAGGCAGGGTGGCCACACGCTCAATCATTTTCACAGCCGCCGACGTGTTGTGATTCATGATATCCCATTGGCGTTGTTCCGCTTCGTCTTTGTGTTCGCGAAGCCACCTCATGGTAGTTGATCTGCCGTTTAGTTCACGGTCCTTTGCATTGACTTTCATGCCCCCTGTTTCCGAGGGATCATTGAGCCATTTGCAACAAAAGCCAATTTGGGGTGTAGTCATGCTGTAATTATACAGCATTTGAAATTAATAGTCAACCGCGTTGTAAATCCAAAGTCACACAATGGAAACCACCACCCAAAGTGCGACTATGGCGTAGTTCTATTGGTATCACTTCAAATCGGTAACTCCGGAGCGTTTTAATCAATTCGGTTTGGTTTCGGTCGCATATGACTGTGTGTGAATCTACCACCAACATGTTCATAGCAATCCATTTTGATGCATATGGATACTCGTGGAACCCTTGTGCTACCACATCGTTTACCCAGATCTTGTGCCAACCATCAAATACTCTGGGTACGTTATCAAAACTTACCCGACTGGCATTGAGCATGACCAGGCCTTCACGCAAGGGTACAATGGTTGAATCAATATGCACACCGGCATAGAAGTTACACAATTCGATTTCAACGTCCGGAAATTGCTCACACAACCAATCATATGCTTGACGATTACCCGATGCTGATTCCAAGAATAACATCCGGTCGCCAAGTCTGCACACATTGGCAGCATCCAAAATAAATCCTTCGTTTCGTGGCATGAACAAATAACGATCAGCACTATCCACAATGTCATGATAACATTGCAGTTCCATATCTCTACAAGGATACATCATGGCAGGATCAATCACAGTCGACCCATACACAAGTAGCCGATCACGTGGGCAATAATTGTACATGCCATCGTGGACCTGGAAGTTGAGTGGATCCGGACGCACTACTTCTACGCCTAGGCTCATCAGGGTCGTTGCTAGACCATCCAGGTCCGCGTTGGCTTCGTCAATTATCCACTGGGGCACAGGCCCACGCGGAACAGGCGTTTCTTTCCAGGTGGTCTTTTCACCTTCCTTAGCGAACACAGGATCAGTTACAGGCCAGTTAGCGTCAGTGGCCGAACCTACGACAATTTTCTTTAGTGGACTCCACTCGTCGCGACTTGATATCATAAATGTCCTGTTATTTGCAAGGTATATCTTGGTTCGAGACCCATGTTGGCGGCCATGTGTGGCGCATCGTAACACCATTCGACCACATCACCTGCTTGCCAATCAACCTTGGCTGTGCTGTTGTATTCTGCATAATGCCCGGGTTTCCAGTCTTCCAAGAACACAATGGCTCTGCGTATGCGTTGTTCTTGGCCGTTGAGGTTGAACAGATCAACATAACGCAAATACAAATCACTGTGAGTGGGAAGTATAGTACCAGTACTCATTCTATAGTAACTGGTCCCAATATCTTTCCAGCCTAGTTCGGTGTAGATGTTAACAAACTGTTGATTCCATGTGGGTTGTGGACTGCGCATGTCGCACATGTCCCCAGTGAACCGGTTGGCATAACCTTGTGACATCCAATTTTCAATGCTGACAATGTCATTGAACGATTCATTAACATAGTTGAGTTGTTTAAACTCTTCATTCCAAAATTTAGGAATATGATATCTAAGAATTTCGTGTGTTGCCATATGGTATTACTGTTAAGCCTTCGATTGCAGGTAGTTTGCGCCACGGATCAACAATGATACTGTTTCGTGGAATTGCGCAGTATGGTAATGTATCCGTTTGACCTTCGATATAGTTATAAGTTATCTTACGATTGTGTGCCCATAATATAACCGCGGGTCCTGCCAGTTCTGAAATAACTTCAGCGGGATCGTCTGCCAATGGGTCTAGATATCTCACATCATGTCCTGCTTGTTTAACATAGTGTCCTACCAATGTAGAATACGATCCAATACAATACGGTACATCTGGTTTGTATGCTTTGCCATGAATCACAATACTCATGCCGTGTGGTTTGGCCTGCTCAATCAGGAACATGGCCAAGTTTTTGGCTTGAATTTCTCTAGCATGCATCACAGTGTCAAACAAGTCGTAACCAAGGTCATATTCTTTGGCCAACCAACGCAGGGCAATGTTGTCACGTGGATGACATGCGCCTGCATCACCCATGCCCGCGGTCATGTACTTAGGACCCATGATACGCATAGTGCTACGTGACAGCGCATCAGTGACCATATCAACATTGATATGGCCAATGCGCATGGCAAAATCTTGAATCATGTTGACCAAGCCAACCTTGGCTGAAATAAATGTATTATAGAAAATCTTGATTGCTTCGCACTCGTCCCAGGTGCCAATTTCGTAGCGTGGATCGTTTTGCATCACAGTATCGTACAGTGCTCGAAGTTCGCCGGCTAGTGCATTGGGATTACCATCTTCGGTGCCAATCATGATCATTTCTGGATTGACCATGTCCCATTTGACCGAGCCCATGGCAATCAGGTAAGGGTTATATAAAAACTGGTGTTTGCGAGCCAATCTAGGAACAAACTCCCTGCGAGTGGTTCCTGGTAACACTGTAGAGATCAGTACAACTTTTTTGGATTCTCGAGCATGGTTATTGATTTTGTTGATGGCATCAATCACAGCATCATATCCAAAGTCACGGGGTTCCAAGTGAGAACTTGGTACTGCACCGTCGTAGCCTTCAGCATGTGGAGTAGGTACAGCAATAAAGATCCACTCACTTTCATTCACAAGTTCATCAATATCACAAACTTTTACTGAGTCGCTTGCACGTGGGTAAATATCGTAGCCTCTGACTTCATGCTTCTCTGCCATGACTTCAGCACAATCAAGACCCAGTTTACCGATCCCAATAAATCCAATTTTTTCCATATGAGCGTACCTTTAGATAGATTATACAACTTTTTACATGATATTGCAAATCGTGATGACTTAATAATTTATGGCTTTTACCCGCATGGCTCAAGAAAACTTGATGATCTAAAGAGCATCTATCAGACATCGTCAATTTCTTGGATCAAAGGGATGACTACTCCATCTCTGATATTTCATGACCAAGAACCGTTAAATTATAACTTGTATACTGAAAAAGATTTCCAAGATTATTTGGACACCTACGGAGATTATTATCCATCAGACAATCCAAAAAATCTTGTGGCCAGTTTACATTTGCGAGCATGTATTAAATTACCGTTGATGGCGTATGACCAAGTATTATTATGCCATTCTGAGAAAAATAGTTCGGAACTTGAACTCTACAAGCAAAATGGATTCATTGGTGTGTACTACTGGAGTCATGCCCTTATCTCCCGAGACTGGTATAGATTTGCCAATATAGATCCTATGTTAATGCCAAATTTTGACAACATCACTCATGATTTTTTGATTTATAATCGTGCATGGTCGGGCACACGCGAGTATCGATTGACCCTGGCAGAGATTGTGGTCAATCACAATTTATTATTGTTTTGTAAAACAAAATTTTCTGAGTTTGATAATCACGTTCAATACACTCAACACAAATTCAACAACTCAACTCTTGCCATTTGTCGTGATGATCTGCATGAATTGTATCCAACCAATTCTCACGATGCTTTTGCTAGTGCAGATTACAATGCAAACGATTATGCATGTACAGCAATAGAAGTTGTACTAGAAACCCTGTTTGACGACTCCCGGCATCATCTGACAGAAAAGTCGTTGCGACCGATTGCATGCGGTCGTCCATTTATCCTGGCCGCCACTGCTGGTAGTTTACAATATTTAAAGCAGTATGGTTTCAAAACATTTGACGGCTTAATAGACGAAACGTACGATACCATTGCAGATCCGCGAAAGCGATTGGAGGCAATTGCACAAGAAATGAAAAGAATCAGTTGTCTAGATTATCGTACAAAAAAACTGTTGTGGACTAGATTGTATGCAATTGCCAAACAAAATAAAGAATTATTTTTTTCAAATGAGTGGCAAAATAGTATCATAAAGGAGTTTCATGATAATTTTATATCAGGTGTTACTCAATTGACCGCCACAGGAAAATATCAACAAGAACTAGAGCGCATAGCATTAAATGATCCAGCACTAGCGGCTTGCAGATCACGTGACAGTCACTTGGGGTTTGGGCCAACTTTAGAATGCCGGAAAAAACTTAAAAATTGGATAGAAGAAAAAAATTCTCTCACTTGATTAATGTTGCGTCCCAGTTGTCGGGCACACCGTTTTGTTTGTGTTGCTCGATTCGAGTCAATAAATCTGTGTAAAATGTGTCAAGTTCGCCTCCCCATCGTCCCATCAATCCTTGGATAGCCGGTTTGCAATAATCCCAGTGTTTTTGTTTGTAATAGTTCATCGCATCAGCATGGATTTGTTTATCATGCTCTAGTGTAACAAATTCATCTAGTGCTAATTTTTCGACCAAACAGTATGCAGTCATTGTTTCATCACTATCTGCGGGTCGAAAAGTATCAAGTTCTAGTATAATATAATGATTGGGTATAGAATCAACCAAGTCGCCAAATATAATGTTCATTGCATTTCCTTTTAAATATGTATCATGAGTTTAGCATTTGATTTAATTTCTGATTTACATATAGAAACCTGGCCCGGCGAGTTTGATTGGACGTACCAGGCCACGAGTCCTGTGTGCATTGTAGCCGGTGACGTTACCCGAGATCCGGACATTCTGGTGCGCATCCTTAAACACCTGGGCAAGTGTTATCAGGCTGTATTTTACGTTGATGGCAACGATGAACATTATACACAACTGGAGGATTTGGGGCATAGTTACAGTGATCTCACTCGACGCTTGCGACGTATTCCCAATGTGGTTTACCTCCAGGATAATGTGGTCATAGTAGACGGCGTGGCCATTTTGGGCACCAACGGTTGGTGGGGGTTTGACTTTGATCTTGGTATCGACCCTGAACAGGCTGCACAATGGACTCAAGAAAGATATCACATAACTGAAAATGCTACCAAAGGCATAGCCAGAATGAGCAATACTGATGCCACATACATGATATCTAGTGTGGCTAAATTACAAAATCATAAAGATGTTCGAAAGATTGTGATGGTTACTCATACTGTACCTGATCCTGCACTGATAGCCCATGACATAGATCTAGACGGTACCATGAGATTCAACACCATGGGCAACAGACTCATGATGCAGGCCATGGCAGCCGATACTGAAAACAAACTGCATACCTGGTGCTTTGGCCACTATCACGGTAGTGTGGATCAGGTCCGATCAGGTATACGTTTTGTAAACAACTGTCGCGGTAGAGGCAATACAACTTACGCCAAGCCAGTGTATTACCCTCAACGTATTGTGGTAGAGTTTTAAACTACGCCTTCGGGCTCGACTCTGATCTGCAACGGATAACTCTGAGCGCGAGCCAACATGGTAACTTCAATACCTTTTTGTTCGGCAATTTCATAAGGTAACACTGCCACACAAGCCGATCCGGCTTCGTGAATATCAGCAGTGATAGTTTGAGCAGTTTCCACAGTATGATCAAAATACTGCATCAACGATTCAACCACAAATTCGTATGTGGTTTGATTGTCATTGAGATATACAACACGGTACATTGGTGGTTCTTTTAAGTCTTCAGCAGGTTTAATTCGTGTTCTTGTATCGCTTTGTGCCATTTCAGTTCCTTGTTGTTCAGTAGCGGGACCGTCCCGCTACTGTATTTACACTATTATATTACACTGTGTAGGTGATAGCAATAGTCTTTGGCTTGGCGTCTTCTGGCACTTCACGTCGCAGGTGAACACTTAGAATACCAAGTTCAAGGTGAGCATTGCTGATTTCCACATGATCCGCAAGTTGGAATTCTCTACGGAAATCTCTATTGCTAATTCCTTTGTGCAAATAGTTTGGCACGATGTTTTCGCTTTCAGGGTGATACTCTTTGCCTTCAATAATCAAGAACTTTTTGTCCTTGGTGACTGAAAGATTATCAAGCCCAAATCCAGCCACAGCAAGACTGATCATGTACTCATCTTCATTGATTTGTACAATGTTGTAGGGTGGATAGTTTGAAGTGGATTGTTGAGTACTCACACGCATGAGATCATCAAACATGTTATCGAAACCGATACCAAATTTGTGAAGTGCGGGAATATCGAAACTACGAAGGGTGAGAGTTTTTGTCATTTGTTTTCTCCTTTATATAAGCAAGATGACTTGTAATGTAGCCCCACTATGGGCACTACATTGTTATTTATTATACAGAAGAAAATTGGCTTAGTAAAGTTTCTTTGGCAATTCTTGGCTGGCCAGTTTCTTCTTCCAACGATTCTTTGCGGCACTGGCCTTGAGTTTGCGAGCAGTAGTAGGTTTGGTATAAAATTCACGGTCGCGAAGTTCATTCAGCAATCCTGTTTCCATGATCTTCTTTTTGAACTTGCGTAGAGCCTTGTCTACATTACCGTCTTGTACCAGTACCGATCTACCTCTGAGCTTTTGCATTCACTTCCTTTAATTCTGTAGGGGTATTTACCTGATCTGCGTCAATAAACACATGGTCGATACCCTCCCTACGATAACGGGCCAAATAGAACATATGGGGCAATAGCACACGCTCCAGTTCACTGTGCAATCCCCTGGCACCAGTTTTGTTTAGAATAGTGCGATCTGCAATCATTTCCAAGGCATCGGGTGAAAATTCTAGTTCTACTTTGTCCTGCCCAAACAACCAGGAATACTGTTCTATGTAACTGTGTTTGACATCTAGCAAGATACGGATCAAATCTTCTTTGCTGAGTTCATTGAGCGCAACCCAACTTGGAAAACGTCCCACAAACTCTGGAATCATACCAAACTTGATCAAGTCTTCTGGATTGGTTTGGTCCAAGTGTGTTATTGTATCGTTTTTAATTTTAGCACCAAATCCAATGCTGGTTCCTTGCACCCGGTTCTTGACCACATTATCAAGTCCCACAAATGCACCACCAGCAATAAACAAGATGTTGGTGGTGTCAATTTCAATCATGTCACCTGAAGGATGCTTGCGATTGCCTGTGGGAGTGACTCTACACTTGGTGCCTTCTACCAATTTAAGCAAGGCTTGTTGTACACCTTCTCCCGACACATCTCGGGTGATACTGGCACTCTCTGAACGGCGACTGATCTTGTCAATTTCGTCAATAAACACAATACCACGTTGAGTTTTTCCTACATCGCCGCCAGCCGCCGCAAACAGTCTGCTAATCAAACTTTCCACATCGTCGCCTACATAACCTGCTTCGGTCAAACTCGTGGCATCTGCAATCACAAATGGCACATCCAAATAACGTGCCACAGTTCGAGCCAGCAATGTTTTGCCCGAACCTGTAGGGCCAAGCATGAGTATGTTACACTTTTCAACTTCTATATCAGGATTGGGATTGGTAATACGTTTGTAATGATTAACAACTGCTACACTTAGTACTTGCTTGGCACGATCTTGGCCGATCACATACTGGTCCAGATGCTGTTTGATCAGTACAGGATCAAGTTCAATTGTCTCACTTGGTTTGATAATGTTTTCATCGTGAAGCAAAGTTTCACAAAGTTCCACACATTCGTTGCAGATTGCAACTTGTTCACCCACTATGAGTTTGGCCACTACATCTTTGTGTTTGCCGCAAAAACTACAGGTGTCGATTGTATCGTTAGGTTTCATTAGGATTGTTTTGTTTGTAAGTAGTCTGCCACTTGTTCACGTTCGCTGTCACTCAACAAGTCTGGGTCGTATTCGCCAGTACTTATTTTGTTTATTAGATGCTCAATATAAGCCGAGTCGTAGGTATAACTATCGCTGAGATTTTTGTCGACAGCAATCCAGTTAACGCCGTTGTATTTGTACAGCACACTGGGTATGATATCTACCCGTACAAAAGTATCACCTTTGTTGGGGATTTCTGGAAAACCAATACCAAAGCCACTACGACTTTCTCTGCCACCGGCATTGTCGGCTATCAAACCCATCCAAGGCAATTCAGCAATCTCGCCACGCATGTACTTGTAACGTTGATTTTTTATGGTGTCGTCAGGATGGTCGGACTTCCACTTTTTAATGGCAGTTTTGATTTCATCATCCTCATCGTCGTCAATCTCTTCATCTGGAGGTTCAACTGCCTGTATTTTATCAAAACGTGATACCAATCTCTCATTGTCATAGACATGCAAGTCAGGATCATGATCGGGTTCGTGGTGTTCGTCTATAAACTTGTATTCGATTTCAATCGGTGCAAATTTGACAGGTTCCTCACCGTTGACATTGTCTATTACATCACATTCTTTGTTGGGACAGAACAAGCCAATACCCGGAGCGTCTACTAAAGGTGTGCTACACTTGTAGCAAGGTATAGGATCGTCGGGCGGCTCTGTTTTGAACACTTCCACAGATTTTTTAAGTTGATCAACCTGAGACTCTGATAACGGACCATCATCGGGCTCGTACCGGGGCTCGTCATGTATGAAGCCGCCTGTGCCTTCTCTAGCCCATTGGAATTGTTTGTTGGCGGCCAGAATCAATGTAAGTGCCAGTGGGTCAAACACCAACACAATCATGATGATCACAAGACGTACAGCACGTTCTAGTACATTGGCATCAGGGTTATCTCCATAGATCAAGGCCGCAATGTATTTGATTGGACCTACCTCTGACTCGACCTTACGGAACTCGGCCGCTAGTGGTGCCCGCTCTTCATTAAGGCTAGTAATTTTTTTCTGTTCGGTTTCAATGTCAACAAGTATCCTAGCCCGTTCTTTTTGCTGGCCTCTTCGTATTGCAACTGCTTTGTCGGCACCTTTTTCATCTTGGCTTCGGCCCATAACTTGGTCCACTGCCTCATCCATCTGTTTAAGTGCTCGGCGGTTGGCATCAATATTGTCACGAGATATTTTGATCTTTTCATCATAGATTGCCACCTTTGCAATTGAGTCGCCTGACACTAGGCTTTGATCTGAGTGTGCCTTGGAGAGGTATCCAAAGATACCCATTGATGTTAGTAACATCAAGAACATCACTGCTGGTACTAGATATGCCTTGAACAAAAATCCAGCACGTTTCCAATTATTATGTAACCAAACGGTGGCCACAATCTTGCCCAGTTCCAATGAACCGCCCATGATGATCACAGGAATAGTTGCCGCGGAGAAGATGGCAGTAAGACCTGCTACTGAGTAATATGCGGCCACACAACTGAGTAAAATTGCTGTGGCCAGGATGCTGAAACCAAATATCATAGAGTATTATTTACCGGTGGGTTCGACTTGTCTAACAGCATGTTTAATTGCTATCCAGGTGCCAAACTTAGGATCTGGCACTTCAAACCAAACACGTTCTGTGGAGCCACCTATTCGCCAGAGGCCGGCATGTTCTAGTCTACGTTTGACGTGTGCTTGACTACGCCAATTCTTACCGAACTGTGCTCGTGCTTCTCGCATGATAGTGTACCATGTGTCCACACTTGACAATTCGAAATATAATTTGTGCATGGGCAAAGCCGTTGTTCTAAGAGAGTCAAGGGACGGAAGCATAGGATCAGAGGCTTCTATTTTAACAGACATTTAAACTTCCTTTCACTGATAATCCAACTGGGCATACACCGGGTATCAGCCGGTTTTAATCTATTGCTAGATCTTGGTCAGTGTCTCAACCTTGTGGGCATTATATCTACCTGCCACGGTTATGTCGGGCCCGGGCGAATCGATCACCCCGCTCATACCATTAGATCGCCACCAATCTCCTTGCTCATGCACACGTACATTATACAAGAAAAGTGGTGGCGGTGTCAACTTATTGTTGTTCTAAAATCAGTAATGTTTATTTTCTATCGCCAAACAATTGCAACAAATTCAAGAACAAGTTGATAAAGTCCATGTACAAGGTCAACGCACCACGCACTTCTGCGGCATCAGTAGTTTCTACACTGAGTTCTTCACGGATCTGTTGTGTGTCATAGGCAGTAAGTCCCAAGAAGATAATGATAGCCAGTGCAGAGATCACCATCTGCATCACGGTGCTGCCAATAAAGATGTTCACAATACTGGCAATACAGATGGCGATCAAACCTACAATCATAAACTTGCCCATGCTGTCAAGACTGCGTTTGGTAAAGTAGCCATATCCACTCATTACACCAAACAAGATGGCCGCACCCATAAAGGCACTCACAATTGACCCCATGGCAAACACAGCAAAGATCATTGAAAAACTCAGACCCATTAGAGCGGCAAAGCCATGTAGGCATAACTGTGCTACTGGTTTGCTTGGGTTATTACCCAGCACCATGCTCACACCAAATATGGCCGCTAGCGGTGCAAAAATCACAATCCACTTCATCACGCCAGTGAAAAAGAACTGTAGCAACTCTGGTGTGGTGCCTACCCAGTAACTGATCAGCATACTCACAATCACTGCCAGACTCATGTGTCCGTAAACACGGCCCATGGCTGAGTTGATTTGTTCGGCTGAACGGTATTGTTCATCATTAAATACAAGTGTATCATTCATAGTTTTCTCCTTTAAGGTCTGTTGGTTGGCCACCTGGCCCGTACATTGTTTGCAGGCACTACAATTCGTTCTAGTGCCACTGCTGGATCCCACTCTTCGCAGTACTTAGCACGATTCTTGCGTCCAACTGCTGAGTCTGGATCATAGTCAATCCAAGTAAACTCTGTGCCATCGCATTCGGGGCAATGGTCGTTGTAGTCATCGTCGGTGCGACGATCTTCACTCTTGCCTACCCAATCGCATTTCTTATTATCGCAACTAATATCTACAGGCTCTGGTGGTTGATTGACCCATGAACCGGTGTCCCAGTTGTATCCTGACCAAGTGACAATCTCTCCTGTAATAGGATTGAACTTGCCGTATTCCCATTCCCCAAACTGTGTGCCATCCCAGTATGCTGTGCCATATGTTGTACCAGAGTGTCGCCATGTACAACTGTAATAGCCTGGGAGAGTGGGCTGGACTTTCTTAAATTTAAATGTCTCAGATTTTTCCCAAGTGCTGGGACTTGATCCATGTGGAGGATGTCCCCAGTCCTTTTCTTCAGGCGCATAAGTTTCCCAGGTGTTGCTATCTATTACAAGATACATTCCAAAGTCACTACTTTTACCGTCTGTACTACCACCAAAGTTATCAATGTCTTCATCATCATAGGTCACGCTGTTGACCAGTTCCTCACCGTCAATGTCATCGTAGCCCAAAGTTAGTTTGGTAATATCAAAAGGTTGCGTAAGGTTGATTTCGCCTTCGAAGAATGTGCCTTTTTCATTGCTAGTACCGATGAACACCACTGTGCCAGCAGGCTTACTGCCAACCCAGGCTTCGTCATTGCATGACCATTCGGGGCTATCGTCACTGCCTCCATCCATATCTTCTAATCTCCGTTCAAATACCACAGCACCAGTTTCATCTTCAATCTGTAGTGTGCCAGCATTACGGCTAACACCATTGGTGTGTGTCATATCGTCACATTCGTACCATGAACCTGGGGGAAATGGTAGTCGATCTACATCTAAGCCCATATCATCTTGAACAGTTTCTTCATCGCTCCAGGCAATTTCAGATAGGTCAACCTGGTGCTCCATGCAGTAGTCCCATACATCTCGTTCTACTGTGCCCATGACCTTTTCACCACCGTAGCCCCACATACTGACTTTGTAGGTTCTTGGAGTAAATTTCAAAACTTCAATGAGTTTTTGTTGTTCTTCAATGGTGGCCATATCAATCCTCTATTAAAAAATATCCCGAAGCAGGATAGTGTTGTTGTAACCATTCCAGGAGGCCTGGTTCCCATGGTAACTGTATTTCAAGATTTCTGGATGAGATACACATCATGCGTTTTCCTTCTTGGTCAGTTCGCATACCAACAGGAATTGTTCGTATGCATGTTTTACACTTGCGTGTTTCATTAATTGATCTGCTTCTGTTTGTAATGCTTTCAATCCTGCTTCAGCAATGTCATGAGCACTGGCCCGAGATAGTGATCTAGCATCTTCGCCAAACACTTCAATCAAGTGATTCCAGGCCGCTATTTGCTCAGGTGTAAGAGGAGTACGACTTGGTTGTACTTCGCTGGCCTTGCGCAGAGCATCACACATGGCAAACTCAGCCACACGACTGGCCGCAAGCAGGGCCGCATGGTTGGGATTGATGTTGTAGCGTTTGCTTTGCCCGCCTGGGTAACACATCACAAGATGTGATCCTTTGGGAAAGGCATCAAACATGTCGTAGTCGTTTTCTGCCACAGGCACATATCTGCGACCACGTTTTTCGTAGTAGATTTTTTTCATCTGTAACTCTTGTCCAGTTTGGTATTGGTCAAACCTGCAATGGTCTGGAACTGATCCCAGGCATCTTTCACTGCGGGACGGCTCATCATCTCAGAATCTGGTAGCACAGTTTCCAACCATATTTCAGGACGGCGAGTAGGCTTTACGCCAAACTTGCGTGGCTGGTGTAACTTACCTGATTCCCAAAGTTCAATACTGACACTACGAAAACGATCTTCATCGTGATAGCCAGCCCATTCAGGATTGCTTTGACTGAAGAAGCCACGGCTGTATGCATTGTCTGTGCCACCACCGTAGCCAACCCAGATGCCCCGCCACTGCTCATCATCATGCGGATCAAAATCCGTGCGAGTGATTAGTATAAGAACATCCGCAATGTCTACTGTACCATCCACAATATCACGGACACATCGACTGTAACTCAGTCCAATTTTCATTTTTGCTCTGCTTTCTTTTCAATAGGCGGTGGAAAGTGCGGCTCGATCACATAGTGTGTGGCACTCCACCAACCAAATGCTGAGATAAAACCGTATAAAAATATTTCAACTATCATCTGTCATCCCCAGTGTCATAGGTGCATGATCCAATATGTCTTGACCATCTCGTTGATAAAAATATGCATCTGTATCGTCTATTGTGATACACAAGTCGCTGTGATGTATGTCGTAGTCCACAAAGTTGTGTTCAGCATCATACACACGGAATACAATGGTTCCGTCAACTAGGTTTAACAAGTGTCCACGAACACCATTGGCTGTTTTTGATGTCATTTTTAATCTCAACTTATTTTTGATATACTATTATATGCTATTGCAATCAAGTTGTCAACCTTCAAAAAGTCCATTGTGTGACAGCATATCCGATGTTGTGCTGATTGGTGGTGCTACCGCCGGTAAAAACCAAATTCCATTTGCCATCTATTTTAATCGGCAGTGCAACACCGTAATTTCCAACGGGTGTTATGTCAGTGTGTAGTGTTCTAAAATTATCTAATATTGTAGACACTTTAGATATGGCCTGTTGTGCGAATTGTCCAGTTCCATCGTTGATCCAGAATTGATTGCTGTTGTTGTTTTGCCAGGCGTTTACACTTCCTAGCCAAATATCAGGCTTGCCATCATTGTTAAAATCCATCACCTTGGGAGTATAACTGCTGAGAGTATTAGAATTATAAGTGCTGAATCCAGACGATTCCGTAAACACATAATTGCCCTGATTGATATACACCTGTACATAACTCTGTGGCGGTGATGTTCCAGCAAGGATCGCTGCCGAATTACTGGCACTCACTATCACAATATCAGGTCGCCCATCATTGTTGAAATCGGCCACCACGCAACTCACATCATGGCTGAGTTCTTGCGTGGTACTATCTTTGTCAAAATATGATACAGGTAACGTAGCAACTTTTGTTAAGTTGTTGAATTCTGCATAGGTAGTATTGACTTCATAGATATATGTGTCTTGAATGGAGTCATACGAGTCTGTGAATACCAATTGACTGCGACCGGTATTGTTAAAGTCACCAGCACAAACTCCCGAAGCACCAGAATTTGAATATTTTCGATAAGTGAATATTCCACTGCCGCTGTTTATCCATGCTTGCCCTTGATTGCTGATCACGTCAAGATCACCGTCACTGTCTAGGTCCACTGCAACACTGGCATGTGCCGATATAGGATCTGTTAAATCGTATCGCTGATGACTTTGGCCTTTACGACTTATAAAAACTGCGCTGGGATTGTTTGGTGTGCCTGGTTGATCAGTAAACCCTGGAAAAAATATGTCATCTATTCCATCATTGTTAAAGTCGGCTACCACAGGATACATAACAGAAAAAGAAAACTCCGAACCTAAAATAGCAACTGTTGCATCCAGGGACGAGCCATCAGAATTGAGTTTGTAAATCTTTACTGGCGGCCCAGACAAATCGTTTACATACCATCCGCTGACAACTGCATACTTGCTACCATCGCCAGCAAACTCACCAGACACCAGGGTTGGAATAAATGCAGACGAAGTTGAGCCAGTGGTACCGATTTTTGTTATCAGAATACTTGACGCCAATGCTGGTGTACTAGATCCAGAAGATCCTCCGCCACCGCCACCACCACCACCACAACCTGTTAGAGCCACTGCCAATGCAGAGATTACAAGTGCAAGTTTCATACAACTCCTTTAGTTTCTATCAACCTTTACACAGATATATCCAGTTCGTTTGTCTTGTTTATGACTTAATCTCTTTTGTTCTTGACGGCAAGTGTTCCATGAATTGTAATAATCCAAAGGTTGATATTCTAAAGTTAGAGGTCCGCCCAATGGGCTCTGTACTATCATGACTGCCACTAGCACTATTTCATACAAGGGTATCATCAAACTTTTTCTCCTGCGTCAAAGTCTCGGAATCTCAAGAATCTCGGGAATCGGAGACTGTAGGTTCCGTCTTGATTTTGGGTGACTGCGTCCGCTTGGACTTCAACCAGGTGACCAAGTAACTGATCCCTACTGGTCCAATACTCATCACGAACAGTATCGCTAAAGCCAGTACCAACATTAACACAAATTCTACGGTCATTGTCTTCTCCTTCACATATTATAGCACCCAACCGGCCAGCATTGCGACCAGTTCCTTCTTCAAAACCCACTATATTGAGATCAACTGAGATAGTGGGTTTCCATTTCATCCAAAAGTCACTGCGTTTGCACTCATAAGGTGCATCCAGGCTCTTGATCATGATGCCTTCAAAGCCTTGGGCCACAGCGTCTTGAGCAAAACGGTTCATGATGTCATGACCTTCTGCTGTGTCCAAATCCACATCCAGGCCGTTCATGATTCTCAAGCAAGGTGTTTCCAACAAGCGATCTCGAGCACTCTCAATCCACTCAATGCGTTTGTACTGTTGTATGTTACAATGACCTTCTTGCAATGAATCTAATGGAAGGATATCAAAAATGTGATACACCATGCCTTCGGTTCGGGCATCACTCTTGCGATGTGCTTGCTTCATGAGTTTCTGGAAACTCTCGCCCACAATCTCGCCGTCCAATACAAAACGTCCGCCTGTGCCACGACCCCATTGAAAGTGCTTGCGGGCATCTTCAATGGCATCTGCAATCTGTGGAAAGTTTGCAAACTCTTTGCCATTGCGACTGAACAAGGAGACATTACTGCCGTCGACCACTGCCAGTACCCGCACACCATCCAGTTTGACTTCCAGGCGTTTGATGCCTTTGAGTTTTTTGGGTTGGTCTGTGGAGTCTTGTGCCAGTTGACAAGTAAACACAGGAATCTTGTATTCTGTTTTACCTAGTACTTTGTTTAGTGTTTTCTCTGAGATGCCACAACGCAGATCTTTGATCATCACACGGCGAGCCAAGTTGTTCCACTCGTCTGAGTCAAACTGTTGACTCATCGATTCAATGGCTTCTCTAGCACGATTACCTGTGGTAGACCTTGTGCGTAGGGCTTCCAGTAACCCCCAAAATTTTGTCCAAGGGTTGGGCCTATCAGTCAGTCCCTCGGTTTCGGGTACCTGACGGATGTTAAAAGTGTAGAAAGGATTGTAGGCCTGGTAACAATTAAAGAGAAAACATTGTGCATCGGCACTGCCCAGTTTGGCGGCCATCAGGGCTTTTTCAATGGTTTTTTCTTTGTGTATGCGACTGTCTGAACTTTCTAGATCACGGATCCATCCAGCCGCCACTATGCTGTCAAACCTTTCGTTTGAGAAGTCTGTTTCATTCATATATTTAAGTGGTTACCACGATGAGTTATAAAACACTTTAAGTCCCATGAACAATTCTGCTCGGGCTTTCTTGATGAATTCAAGATCTTGTTCTTTGTAAAAGTCATCTGACTCGTTGCCAAAAAAGAATCCCTGCGTACTCGGCAGTTGGCTATGTGTTACTGCACGTTCCAGTTCATCCAGATCCTCCCAGGTGAGTTCCAGTTCAACACCGTTGAATGAGCCGTACTCTACATTTTTAGATTTGGCAAGTCGTTCCATCCAACCATGTAGATTAGGATGTTTACGCCAGTAGGCAATTTCACGTTGACCAGTTTCGTAATCTGCCTGTTCTTTGGCGGCAGTGTATGCATACATGTCGAGACCCATTACTCTACTCCTTGTTGATGTCTATATTCACGTTTGAGCCAAAATTTATATTGGAGAAAATATTCCTGTGCGGTTAACTGTGGTTCAAGCCCGTAACTGATCAGTTCGTCCACGTGCTCGTACCACTTTTCTCTGCACCAAGAACGAAAGTTCATGCTGTCACCATCTGTCCTTCAACTATCTCCAACATATTGGCCGGGATCTTCCACAAGCCACCGTCTCTGTCATTACGAACTGTGACATACTTGATAGCAATCTTCTTAACTGTGCCTGTGGCACCTGCGGGGTTCTTGCTACTGACCCAACGCACTCGAACGCCCACGTCCAGACTACGTTTGACCTGCTTGCGAAGACTGATCTGATTAAAACGAATGGCATCAGCCATGCTACGAAGTTCCACATCGGTCCACGTGCCAAACATGATAGCAGAGTTAACTTGCTGAATTGATGAGAGTTTTTCCATCTTGGGCTCCTGTTAAGTTTCTATACAAGTATTATAACAAATTGGGAATATTCGGTCAATCAACGTAATAGTGTACGGCCTGTGAGAGTGCAGACAACTTGTCCATGATGTCCCTATACACTTGACCACATTCGGCCAGTTGATCACCACTACAGGTTGCTTCGTCTATCATGGTTTCAACTTCACTAAGTTTAGCAAGAATTGCATCACGCATCTCTGACTCCTTTTTAGTTTCTATACAAGTATTATAGCAAAAACTCGATTATTGGTCAACCAAAAAAAAGCCCCGCAAACTTGCAGGGCTTTTACAGTACTAAAGTACTACTTTTTAGAAACCACGTGTGTATGCTACTGCAACAACCTTTTGGTTGCTGTCGCCTTGCACACGGTCATACTTGACAGCAACGGTATCATTCTTGCTTAATGCATAAGCCAATGAATAACGGGCTGTGTGAGTTTGATCATTGTTTGCACTATCAAATGCACTTCTCCAACGGAAACCAACTTTGGCAGTTAAACCTGCAACACCTGGAACGGCGGCAGCGATACCTGGCTCAATTGAGTAGTATGAAAAGTCAGCAGTATTACTATACTTTTGACCATATGCGGCACGAGCATACAATCCAACTGGACCGTTAACTGTAGCGCCTGCTTCCAAGCGTGTGCTCAGAGCATTGGTACCTTCAGTCTGTGCATTCGAAAATGCTAAGTCGCCAGCGAACCCGCTGAATTCTTTCTTAACGCCCAAAACGTATTGTTGTTGTGCGGCGGCACCTGCGTTGTTAATGCGTTGGCCTTCAACAGTAAAACTGTCGGCTGCAAATGCAGTACCTGTGATGGCCAAAGCCAAAATTGCGAAGATTTTCTTCATTTAGTTTTTTCCTTTTAAAAGTAGAATGACATAGTCAATCTGTATTATATATGCGTAGTTGTATTAAGTCAATACAAAATCAACCTCAAAATAGCCAATTTGATCATGTAACTGGGTCGATTGCTGGAATTGGTGTCACTATCGGAGCACTAGGTATTTGATTGGTATTGTACAGACCAGCCGCATTCAATCTTGCATTATTGCGACCTTCACGCATGGCACCCACAATGGCCTGCCCACCTAGAATCGTGGTATCTGCAAGATTTTCTAAAAACTCAGCCGCATCTCCTGCGGCGGTGAGTAATCCGTAATTGGGCAAGTTTTGTACAAAGGCAATCACACTGTTCTTGTTACCAGGTTGCAAAAGGAAATAGTCAATACCGGCCTGACTTGTGTACTTGGCACTCAGGTTCATTAGATTGGCCATATACGTCCATGCTGTGTTCAGAGTGATCACATAAGGACTTGCACTAAGTGCGGCAATAGCCGAGTTGGCGTTGCTAATTTGTGTAATGACTCCAGCATCATTAACAGCCGACAAGATATTTACGTATGCTGTGTTAAGTGTGGCAAGGCTGCCTGCGGTCTGTAATGCATTGATTGCTGTGGTGGCTGTGTTCAATTGTGCGGCAAAGTTGTTGCTATCAAGTGCTAGTCCTAGTACATCACTAGTGGTAATAGTCCCACAAGGCCCGGTTCCAGTGGCAAATGCACTGGCAATATAATCAGTCACACTCGAATCTACCGGGGCAGTTTGTTCTTGTATCAATGGTAAATCGGCCATGGTACTAAGACCACCCAATTTGGTAGGGCTCCAAAAATTTTCATCGTCAATATCAGTACCTGGCGGAACAATAAAAGTTGCAAGAGTACAGCCTGGAGACTTTGCACGATAATATTGAGGAGTAGAGGACGGGTTAGCAGGAGTAGGGGACGGAGTTATACTTACAACATCGTTAGGCAAGTATTCTTGTGTAATGTCCCAAGGATTGTCAGTGTTACCTAATACTGTTTCGGCCAACCGTGGTAACGTTGTATTGGGTATGTTATTGATTTGTTGCAGTGCCACTTGAATGGCTTTGTTGGCCGTGGCCTGAGCAGGTGGAATAATCTTGCCCAGTTCATCACAACCTGACGCTGTGGGCAAGTAACTGTTGACTATGGGAGTGATGTTTGAATTTACTGCACCAGTTGAGTTGAAAATAGGCACAGCACCATCAGGGCTGGGTGTTTGCAATGATGCATAACTCAGTGGGAACATGATCACAGGATTCAACAAGTCATCAAGGCTGTCAATATTAGGGGTAGTCACTCCCAGTATGTCTAAAGTTTGATTGAGGGCATCACCTGATATCATAGTTGTGGCATTGTACGCCAACAACTGTAGTTTATCAAATTCATTTTGTGTAAGGCCTGTGGGATTGTTTAGACCCACACGATTATCGTTCACCAGGTCAGCAATGTTGCCAGCAGACAGGCCCATACTGATCATGGCATTTTGTAGATCAGGAATTGTGCGTCCTCGAATGCCGGCCAATGCAGATATTTGTTGTACAAGGCCAGCCGGAGTGCCATACAAATCCAACTTGCTTGTGTTCCAAAGATTGCCTTGGTTGGCTAGATCAACTCCAAAACTAGGTAAGTCAGTAGTCATACTGGCTATGTTACCTGTTACTAGATCATCCATATTAGTAAACAAGGGACCAAGATACTCATTGGCGTTTACTGAACTGTTTATATATTGATTAATTGTGTTAATATATCCTTGCATGGCCACAAAGCCTTGACCGAACTCGCCAGCATCACCATTACCGAGATAGGCCGCACATGTTTGTTCTATCAAGTTTGAAAATCCCGAAGGATCAATTGTAGATCCGTCGGCGGCGCCAAGATAGTTGATTAGATATTCGCTATTCAAATAAGGATAACTGCCTACGGGAGTTTCTGGTATGCTGTTGCCCAGTGCTGGACATACTGTGGCACCAATGCTCAACAAACTGGTCAATGTAGATTGTGTGGCAAAACTCTGTGCTTTGTAAAAACTCACCGCCGCAAGAAAGTTACTGATTACTGTGGTAGCATTGAAAGACTGAATAGCAGTGGCCAATGCGGCCGGAAACGGTTTTAGTCCTTGATTTTGCAACAAGGACACAGCGGCGGTTAATTGTAACGGACTGAGAATACTGGGCATTATCCTGCCCTTACGTCAGCACTACCACCAGCACGAGCATGTCCACAAGTGTCTGAACAACCAGCAGTAACAACGGGAACACCACCGGCTCGAACAGTGCCACTTCCTCCTGTGGTGCTGGCAGACGCATGTGGTGGGTGTGGTCGTCCCCAAGGTGCATGGGCACTCACAGGATTTCCGTTCACAGTAACAGGACTACCATTCACACGTACAGAGGCAACACCGCCGGAGACCACACCCCCTGCGCCATTTGCATCACCATCTCGTTGTACTGCTGGCATGTTATCCCAATATAAGTTTTTTGTCCGGAACTTTAATGCCTGTGGTTGCTTCGATGTATTTCATTTTAACAGCGTCTTCAGCATAGGCATAAAGTGATATGCTGTTGATATTTAGTTGTATTTCCCGCTTGATATCTGCGGTAAACAAACTGGGCACAAGTCCCATACCTTGTGGACCCGGAGCCACGCTCACAGGGTCGCTGATTGTAATCCACTCTGTGCCAGGTTTTTCTACACGGGCAATCAACTCTTCTCCAGAGTTGAGTTTGAAGGTGTACACTTGATTTTGTTCGAATTGCATTTTAAACTTTCTTTATAACGAGTTGATAATTAATCAATTTAACTTCTATATGCTTTTGAAACATGTTTACAAAAGCATCAATAGACATCTTGGGACGATCTAACATATCTGTGGCTACCATCCAAAGATAGTCATCAAAAATCATGTATCCATTCTTTTTTAGCAGTCCAAATGCCATCACAGCATCTGCTAACACTTCGTCTGCGCTGTGACTGCCGTCAACATAGATAAAATCAAATTGCGCATTTTCTGTTATCAACTCAGCCAAGGCATAAAAACTCAAAGTTGGCATGAGTCGAATTGTTTGCTCAGGTGCTTTGGCTAGGTCAGTATTGTGACGGAATACTTGCTCAATTAAGTTTGGTGCAGGCGCTTGGTCATTTCGAAAGGCACTGAGCGGTTCGTTTGCGAACGGATCTATACAAGTGATTGCGCCATCTTCTGTTAGTAAGTTTTCTAACATCCAACAAGTGCTCCGACCTTCGTGACACCCAATCTCTAGTATTGATGCTGGCGGTGAATCCATTTGTTCTTTGGTATATTCAAAATTAATCAGGCCATTTGTAAACCAATCAGCAGTAAAAAATTTATTGGTTTCAAGAGTTGGTATTTTTTCTTTCAACCAGGCCATGGTCATTGATTTGGCATCAACTGAGCCGTTTTCTAAGTTCATTAAACCCTCCTACGAGTTCTTCATCTAAAAATACTTGTGGTAATGTTCGCGCAGTTGGCACAGCGGCCAACAAGTCTTCCTTGTCCCACCCATCCTCGATATTGCGTTCTTCAAATTCAATACCTCTAGATTCCAACAATGCCTTTGCTTGAGTGCAATAAGGGCACTGATTTTTGCTCCATACAATGGCTTTCATTTTATTCTCCTTGTAGTTGTGATGTGTCGTATGTTTTGAAAAAGATATCTTTTTTAACCGGGCCGTAATCACCCGGGCCATGACGCACAATGTAGTCGTTGCCACGAGTGTATTCTAAGTTGCCCCAAGTGGCTTTAATTATACCGTCATGGTCTGCCAGTTTGGCCAGTTTGGTAACGCCGCCTTTTGGTGTGCCAGTGCCATCTCCGTTATCATCATACTTGCTGTGAAAGTTATCTGGATCCATAGGCCAGAATTCTCCTTTAGGACCCGGACCCATAATGTAGTGACCCATCTTATGCGGAACAGGACCTTCTAAAGTTTTAGTAATACCGTCCTGCTTTGCAATAGTATATGGAACAGGAATAGGCTTTTTAAAAGTTTTAAATCCGCCGTCACGAAACCATGCATCTGTAACGCCTTGGTCTTCCATTAAATTAATTAAATTTCTCATAGTTCTGGTAACTCCTCATAATCTATACTGTCGCTCATAATCCCAATCACATAGTTGGTTGATTCATTTTCTTGCAAGGCCGTCTGCTTCTTGCTGGTGTCCACGTGCTTGGTAAACCAAGGAATAGGCGTTGAACGTGGATGCTCTTCAGTGTACTTGATGCCAATTTCTTTGAGTGCATTGAATGCGGTGAAGTCCACAAAGTCTTTGAGAATGTTTGCATTAAGACCAATCACTGGACCTTTGTTGAACAAATAGTCGGCCCAGGCTTTTTCTTCACGAATCACATCCAGATACATTTGGTATACTTCGCCTTCACATTCGGCCTTGACCTCAGCAAATCTTGGATCTTCTTTGATCACCTGATTGATCAACCAACCAGTCCACTCTTTGTGTAGCATTTCATCTTGCAGGATCAACTGAATGATATTGCCATTGCCAATGAAGATACGATTCTCTACCATGGCTAAACTTGTGGCAAATGACACCATGAAGCGGAATGCTTCTAAGGCATAACTTGCATTCAGTGCCATCCAGATGGCCTTGATGTGTTCACGTTCAGGAAACTCTTCCAGCAACTCTTTGCGACAGTTGATCATGTGTAGTCGATCATAGTAATTGCCCACACTGGATGCCATGTCAACGATTTCTTGTGTGTCGTGAATTGTGTTGAACACATCCTTGGGCACATTGTAGATGTTGCGAATGATGTGACTGTAACTACGTGAATGGATATTGGTTTCAAAGAATGTCCAGTTGTAGACCAAGGCTTCCAGTTCAGGAATTGAAACTACAGGTGTAAAAATTTGACTAGGGCCACGGCCTTGCAAACTGTCTAAGGCTGTTTGACGCAAGAGGTTGCTGGTGAAGATATGTTTGACTGTATCTGATGCATCTTTGAAGTCTTGTGCGTCCTTGGTCAAGGAGATTTCTTCTGGAACCCAGAAGAAGCCACGTGCTTCTTGCTCGTACTTGACCAGTTTGTTGTATTTGACTTCTTCAAATCGTTGAATGGTTACCGGACCTGCTGGATCCAAGAACATCTTGCGACTGAGATAATCTGTTTTTGTTTTTAAATTGTATTGTTGTTTGCTCATTTGTGTTTTCCTGATGCAAGTACTATCTTGCAAATATGTTCTAATCTCTCTATGTGCTCATAGGCACGCCATGGTGTGACATCGATAGCCACAACTCCATGTCCTTTGATACCCACTATGTCGTAGGCAATATTGCCTGCTGGGTCTAGTCCCAGATTACGATGACAAGCATCAGCAAGTTCTTGACTGATAGGTGCTACGTCTCCCACATTCGGTGCCACTCGTGTATAACGATTGAGTTCTGGAAATGCATTGCTGACAGTGCTAAGGTCAATGCCGGCATGCATGGCCGCAATGCAATAGGTTGGATGCACATGAACTACTACCCTAACGTCATTACTGTGCTGACCCATTTCCTTCTGTAATCCAAAATGCAGAGGTATCTCTCCACTGGGTTTTAAGTTAGAACTGATGTCGGTATAGACTTCTTCTTGCCAATGTAGACTACTTACAATCTTAATCTTTTTGAACTGGTCCGGTTGCATGGTCTGCTTACGCACACCACTCGGAGTAATGTAAAAATGGTCACGGTCGTGATGACGTATAGAAATATTGCCATCTCTACTGGTTATCCAGTTGCGTTTGTACGCATCTACTAATATATCACAACAGGTTTCTAACATGTTAATCGTTCCAATGTCTCAATACACCTGCTATAATAAACAGATTGGTTAGTATATAGCACAACACAATTGCTGTGCGTATATAAGCAATAAGATCTGACTCAGAGTTTGTATCGCCTGCTTTGTTACCTAATGCTTTTGCCCAGAGCCGCCATATTTTATTTTTTGGTAAAAACATAAATACCTTCCCATTTTTCTCTACCTTGTTTTTTATTGTTACCAACGCCAGGTCTGGTGTTCAACATCATTTTTATGATGCCTTGATGTTGGAACCCCATCTGCTCCGCAGTATCAATCCATCTATCAACTACAAAATATTCTTTGTTGCCATAACTTTTGTAGTCGGCAATGTTGGTGGCAAACACACCATCTGAATTTAATCCTTTGTGTATATTTCTCATGGTAGGTACTGCATACAATTCAAACCAATCATCCAACGTGGTACACCTTACCATGCATTGTGTAGGCTCATCACAATACTTTTCCAAATTAAAATACGGAGGACTTGAAAATGCAAGGTCAACATCTATGGGTTCAAAATTTTCACTTGTGTCACAGTTCAATGTTGCTTTACGACCGTATGCTTCAGTGATCAGACTAGCAAGGTATTGCAAGTTAGCGAATGTTTCTGTGTTGGGATCTATGCCTGTGTAACAGTAACCCATTTTGCTACTGGTAATACCTAGCATGCGACCACCATAGCCTGCAGAATAATCATACACATTACCCCACATCACTGGACACAGATGTTCCACAATAGATCTGGCGTTTTGTGATTTGAAGTTTTGTACATTTTCACCAGTGACCAATTCAAGCGCCCGGCGCATGGCTGTGGGGTAAACTAACTTGTCACCTTCTCTAAATTCAAAACAAATACGTATGGCTCTTTTTAATTTGGCATCATCTAAAAATCTATCTCTTAAACTATTACTGCCTCGACCCTTGGGTTCTGCAGTCATCATGTTTGGAAACAAAAATCTATTAATGGTTTGTCCTTGATTATTACCTAGCCCCAACGTACTATTGTCTACTGAATTAACTTTTTTATCTCGAAAAAGTCTTAATTCTTTTATTAAGCCCGGTTCTGTAAAGTAATCTATGGGCACAAGATTTACAGACCTATATAGATCTTTAATTTTTTCAATTGTGCCTGCAGGATCTTTTTGATAAACATCTTTAGTGTATAAATCAAATTGATCATACAGATGTTCATACCCTGTGAAACGATCGCCGCGAATATTAGCAGGCTGGATGTTCCACTGTTGATATAAACGATCTATCATGTTTTTGTAAGCGGGCGTTCACGTTAAAGTTTACAGGCTTCGCAGTCTTCCTCAAGATCAAAATCAATGATTTCAAGAGGAGCCGCTTCAGCAGTTTGTTTACTACCTGCTTTGTTGATCAGGCTGTAGTAGAATGTTTTCAATCCCCAGTAGTGTGCCTGCATTAAGTTCTTGGCAATTAATGTGGTTGGTACCTTACGGTCAGCAAAGTGTGCTGGGTTATAGAATGTGTTGGTACTGATGCTTTGATCAACATAGGCCGCTAACACGGCCGCTGTTTTCAAATAACCATCACAGTCTTTCTGCGCCCACATCATTTGATACTTGTTCTTGAGTTTGTGATACTCAGGCACAACTTGTGTAAGGGAACCTGCTTTGCTTTCCTTAACGGAAATAAGACTCATGGGCATTTCAATACCATTGGTTGAGTTGATCACAACACTGGATGATTCAACCGGTGCAATGGCCATCAGTGTGGCATTGCGTACACCATATGATCTCATTTCAGCACGTAGGCCTTCCCAGTTCAGTTCAGGTGTAAAGTCGGCGAGTTCGTTGACCCCGGCGCTACGTCTCTCCCAAGGAAAGACACCTTTACCGTACCAGGTGCGGTCCGAATCTTTGCAACGGCCGCGTTCCTTTGCCAGTTCAACCGTAGCCTCTGTAAGGTAGTAGGCCTGATGTTCCATCCAAGATTTAACCTCTCCAAGAGCATCTTTGTTACCATATTGGAGTCCGCGCTTGGCATGCCAGTAAGCAAGGTTAGTAATGCCGATACCAAGCGGCTGAATTTCGTCATTCGAAAGTTGCGATTGGATCGAGAGGAAATCTTGGTAGTCAAGAATGTTACACAGCGAGCGTTGCAAAATGCGACAAGCGCGACGCATATCCTCAGGATTACGGAACGCTCCCCAGTTAATGGACCCAAGAGTGCATAAAGCAATGCGCCCATCAGCGTCGTCCAGTCGTTTGAATGGTTTAGTTGGGAGGAGAATTTCACAGCAAAGGTTACTCTGGTAAATGGTATGATATTCAGTGTCAAAGGGTCCTTGATTCTGAACATTGTCAATGAACACTAGATAGATACGACCTGTGTCCGTACGCTCTTTGAGTATGCCTGACTTGAACACTTCTTCTGCACTCATGACCTTGGTACGTAGGTCCTTGCGCTTTTCGTATTCAACATACAGTTTCTCAAAGCGTTCAGTGTTGGCATAGAACGCTTCGTACAGTTCGGGTACCTGGTTGGGATCAAAGAAAGTTATGTTTTCTTTGTTCTTGAATCGTCTCCAGAAAAATGCGGAAAGTACAACCCCATAGTCCATGTGCCGGACTCGGGTTTCTTCTGTGCCTTGATTGTTTTTAAGCACAATAAGATCATCAAACTGAAGATGCCAAATAGGATAGAATACAGTAGCACTTGCATTACGGATACCTCCTTGTGAGCATGAGCGTAAGTCACCAAACCATTTCTTCAAGAAAGGTATCATACCTGTATGCATAATCTCACCACCTCTGATGGGACTGCCTAATGGACGTAAGCGTCCAATCTCTAGACCAATGCCAGCACGTTTGCTGGCATACTTGGCCATCATCTCACCACTAGCAAAAATACTATCCAGGTCATCATCACTGCGAATGAGTACGCACGAACTGAATTGCTTAGTAGGGGTACCGAGACCAGCAAGGACGGGAGTAGCAAGGGTAAATAATCCATCACTTGCGGCATTGTAGTATTCCTTTATGTAACGCATACGGGCTGTGTTGGGTTCCTCTTTATGGAACACTGTGGCAGCCGCAATCATGTAACGC